ATTGAGTACCCTTTTCAAAAAGATCTGCTTCTGCTTGTCTACGTCTTAGAAGACCGGACAAGACATGCCCTCCTGCTTTATCCCATTTGATAAATTCATTTTTAGCATTTTCAAAATCTGATTCGTTGATTAATTTCAATAATGTTGAAGATGCAAAATGAGTAGGACCTTCATTATATACAAAATCTGCAACTGCATCGAATTGTTGTTGACTCAATTCAACCTTAACAAGTGAATTAATAGAATTTTCAAATTTCTTATAGTCTGCTCTAAGATATTCTTCTGCTTCATCTTGAGTAATAGTCATACCTAGAGTTACAGGTACTCCGTTAATATGAGTAGTTCCCCATCCTACAGTGGGTACACCCTCACTGTCTGGATAAGAGTGTAATTTTAAACTTTCGAATGATTTGGTTAGGTTGATACCGTCTTCACTTACCTGCATAATTACCAATATTTATTACTAATGAATAGTAATTATACTGTTAATTTTAATTTGTGCAAGAAAAATATATTAAGAATCGATAACAGAAATAATATTTGCATGTTGTAAATAATCTATAACTATTGGTTTGTTCCAAGGATTATAATGCAAATCGCAAATACTAGGATTGAAATAAAAAACTCCATTATCTTCATGAATGCCTCTGGTTTCGTGGATATGGCCGAAACAATGGATTTTCAAGTTTTTTAAACTATCTATTTTCTTCTTTAATTCTTCACAACCAACATGAATTTTATCATAATGAACAAAATCTAATATTCCATGTGGAGGTCCATGTGTAATTAATACATTCACATCTTCTGGTATAGCATCCCAGTATTTCTTAATTGGGGCGCCTCTATCTTCCATAAATGCCCAATTACAAAATGTTGGAGTAATTGGCGAGCCATAAAACTTAATATCATCTATTACAACTTCTTCATTTTCTAGATAATGAAACTTCTCTTCTATTTTTTCTGCCATCATCTCAATACATAATCTTTTTTGATCCTGAAGATGAAAATCGTGATTACCAGCAATTTGGATAATATGATTGAATTTATGGCTTTCGGTCTTCAACCATAAAGCATATGAAGCAACCTCTTCAATTCTTTTACCAGAATTGAGAATATCACCTGCATGAATAAGAATATCTGCTTCAGGTAACTTCGGACCAACTACTCGGTGCAAACCATGAGTATCTGAGATTAAAACAATTTTCATATACCAGTACTACCAAAACCGCCAGAGCGATTTGTTTTAATATTAGGCGGAGCATCAATTTCAATTAATTGTGCTCTCTTATCTTCTACTAATTCTGCTTGACAAATTCTATCACCATTTTTAATAGTTGCAAAAAACTGAGAAGTATTTAATAAAATAATTTTAACTTCTTGTATATAATCTTCATCTACAATACCTTCAGCATTTACTAATGTAATACCATGTTTTAATGCTAGACCAGATCTAGGGTGTAATCTTAAAGAATATCCTGGTGGAATATCAAAAATCAATCCTGTAGGAATCAAAACTCTGTCACCACCATGTAATATTTGTCGTTCATTACCAAAAATGACCATCTCTTCATATGGTCTATTGTGTCTAGGATATACCAAGGGGCGAGAATCTTGAGTTATATATGCATGTATATCAAAACATGCAGAATTTTCTGTTGAATATTTCGGAAGAATTACATCATCATATAATCTATGAACTTTTAGAACAGGCACTACTGATGAATCAGATGTTGTAATTATTAATGGGGTCTCATCCATACATTAAGTTTAGTATGGAATTCTATTTTTGTCAATTAATTATATCGTTTGGTTTTACCTATTGAATATTTCGCATCTAATATCCAATTTTTCTTATCTTCAGAAGAAATGATTTTAATCTGTGATAAGGTACAAACAGGTTCTTTACTTTTTTCTGGATTTATTAATTCTAACAAACCCCATTCTGCTAAAATATTGGCTATAGTATTTCTTCTTGCTATATCACTTTCAGTTATATCTGTCGATTTTCCATCCAATTTGAACAATTCTTTGAAGTGTAATATTGCATATTTTCCTTTTTTATGAAGAATGTGACAACTTTGACACAATTTCTTCTCATTTTTGGATGCAATTCCAATTCTTGTAAGGGTTTCTCTGATTATACGAAAATCATCTGGTTTCTTGAATGTAATTAGAATACCAATGTCCCCAAATGGATTTTCTAGATCTGACATAAATCATGTTCTTGTAAAAGTTCAACATATCAAACAACATGATTATTTATTAGAAAACAAACTTAATAGACGTTGGAAGAAAGTCCTCCTTGTACTTGGAAGATATAGATTCTTTTCCAATCCTCGCAAAGTATTAAGACAATCTTTTAGATTTTGTTGGCTATCATCTATGGAATCTCGAATTGAAATTAAGATTCTTTCCAGTTCGATCAATTCTTCATCTGGCAATTTTCTTGAATTTCTTCTCATCTATTCCACCCTTCTTCATCTTAGATCTTATATTATCTATCTGTTCTTCTGTATGAACTGCAACATATTCTCTCGCTCGTCTTTCACTACATCCATAATATTCTTTTAATATTTGAACTTCTTCATTTTTCTCTTTTTTAAACCATTCTGTTCTAGGTCTTCTATATTTTCTTGTACTATGAAATAGATAATCATATTGTAAAATTTTAGGTAAGAATGCTTTCTCATTCATAGATTGAGCATCAAAAAGTGTATCTATATGATGACTTAATGCTCTATTAATAATATATGGATTTGATAACAAAGAAACTACATCAGAATCTAAACCATCACCATTAAATATATCATTAACAACAGACCAAATATTAGTAGAAGATTTTTCTAATTTTTCTATTTCTTCTTTTGGTCGATCCTCTGGTTGTTGTATGAAATCACTTAACTTCATGTCCATTCACACTGTGCCATCAGTTGTGTTAGAAATGCCATGAGACATATTTCTTGGTCAACAGAAAAAGCGGAACGATATTGATATTCACTAAGAAGTATAACTGCTTTTGGTATAGATGTAGTTTTCATATGAGGTTTCAGACCGTCATAGATTTGACGATATATTCTCATAGGATCTGAATCCAAATTCTGAACTACCCATTCTCTAGTATCAGAATATTCTTTTTGTTTAAGATGTTTAAATAAAGAATTTACATCTATTTCCGAAAAACTTGCCAAAACTCCAGTATTAATCTCACCATTATCTTGAGCGAAAATTTGCAACCTATTCAATAATACTCTAAAATCAGGAAAGAATTTACCAATAAGTTCTACTATAATTTTCTTATCATACGTTACATTTTCTTCTTGTAAGATATTACAAATACGTTCAAATAATTGTTTATAAATGTCTTTCTTTTCATCTTTTGGTATTTTAAACTCTTGAACGGGACATCGGGAACGAATTGCTGGTAATATTTTATTACTATAATTACAAGTCAAAATAAAAGAACAATTATTAATAAATTCTTCAATGATACCTCTTAATGTTCCTTGTGCTTCTGGTGTCATTTGGTCTGCTTCATCAAGTATAACTACTTTTCTTTTACCATCAAAAGACATACTTGACGCATATGATTTTACTTTCGTTCTTAGAACATCAATACCACGTTCATCTGAACTATTAATGAATAGTGGGTCTATATTTAATTCATCACATATTGCTCTTGCTATGGTAGTTTTACCCATACCAGATTCACCAAATAATGTCATATTCGGTATAAAATTTTTGGTTGCCATTCCTTGGAATGTGGCCTTTAGGTATGATGGTAATATACAGTCATTTACTGTCCTGGGCCGATATTTTTCAACCCAAAGTATTTGTTCCATAATTATTCTTCTGGTGTTTTGCGTGTACTTGATTCTACTAGTTCTTTCCTTGCTTTTGCTTCTAGATCTAATTCTTCCATTAATTCATTAGTTTTTTGAACAAGTTCACTCAGAGAATTTCCATTCAACAATTTCTTTGCATTTGCTTCTACCAAAGAAGCAAGAACTAAAGATTTTGCAAGAATATAGATATTATATTTGGTTTGATGTGCTACAAATATATATTCTCTTTCAAATTTTGTCAAACCTGGTTCTGTAACTTCTACTTTCTGTTCTTCTACCTTTTTCTTTGCCATATTATTCCTAATTAGTCAATACACTATCTTTTTGTAACGTAACCCAATATTGAATTGGTAATTCTTTGCACTTGAAATGACCTGCTTTCGCATTTGCTTGAGTAATAGTGACACCAACTTCATATGAACCAGGCAAAATTTGAACATCTTCTAATTTAAAAAGAAAACTGAAATTCTTATCTGTAGTTTCTTTAGTATCGATTGTATAACTATTTGCTGATGGGTCTTTTGGGTCAAAAGCAACTAGTTTAATTTTTGAACCATTACCTTCAATCTTAAGATGGCTTAGTTGCATAACTGCTGATGCTCTAAGAACAGAGTCGAGTTGTTCAGCAGAAATTTCAAATTTAACATCTGGTTTAAGTTTAATTTCTTTATCTGGTGCTTCTTTAACACTGGAAGGATCTGCAAAGCCATAATTAACAGAAACATTACCATTTTTAATAACAACTCGATCTTGTTTAAATTCTAATTCTGGATCTTTTAATAGATTCAGCACTCCCAAAAAACTATTCAAATTATAGATTGTAAAATCTTGGGGCAAATTATCCTCGATAATTGCTTGTCCCATAATAACTTTTTGGGGATGTACTGTAGTAAGAATATTTCCTTTCTTAAAATGTAATCCCTGATTAATTGTTGTAAAACTCTTTAAGATACTAATTGTTTTTGTGGAAAGTTTCATTTTTCACCATATAAAAGGAGCCAAGTACCGCTTCCTGGCTCCGTAAAGCACACACCATAGAACAAGAAGGAGTTAAACAAATCTAGGAAGTTTACTACGATTTAATCTCTTTGTATCGAGTCTATATGCAGTAACTCTCTTATTACCAACCTTTACTTCATTAGTATAAATTGTAAATCCATCATTCCGAAGTTCATGTACTCTGGCAGCAAGTCTACGAACTCCAAACTTCTTTTTTGCTTCAGCCTTTGTTAGATTTTTACCAGTTAGCAAGCGATTAAACAATCGCTGGAACTTAGTATTCTTTCTTCGGATCGTTGTCATAATATAATTACCTTAAAATAAAGTGACCTTAATATATCACAAATTTATAAAAGAACAAGAGTTAATTAGTACCAAACAAAGATTCAATCTCATCCACTGTTGCTGCTAGTGGTTCTGCTTCATCCTTCTTTGGATTTGGATTATTCATATTTGCATCCAAAGAATTATAAAGAGTAATTAGAGATGATTTTGTAATACTATCAAATCTAGACAAACACAAATCCAATGCTTTATGTTTTGCATTGAATCCTTCTTCAATTTTTTCCTTTTCCTTGAAAATAATATATGCATTAGCAATATGAACCAATCGTCTAGTAGAAATTACTTCTGTGGCAGCACCATTCATGAAACTCTGTCTATTAGTACCTGCCCAAGAGACCAATAAATTAATAAAATCTTTTTCTTCTTTTGGACGCAAACCACCAGATGCAAAAATCTTTTGTAATATCTTCTTTTCAACATCCGTTTGAGGATATTCTTGTTCAAATGTAATTGGAAATCTTTCCAGAAATGCTTCATTCAAAAGATTCGTACCTACAAATTTACCAGTTTCATTTCCTTGACCCTTTGTATTTGCTGTTGCAACAACATTGAATCCAGGTGCAGGTTTCACATATTGATTGATCTTCTTTAAGAAGATACCTTTTCCTTCCAAAACTGGTTGTAAACACATAATCTTAGTTGAAGCAAGATCTACTTCGTCTAGTAGTAGAATTCCTCCAGTTTTCATTGCCCTAATTACTGGACCATCAAACCATTTCGTAGAATCTTGTACTAATCTAAATCCACCTAGAAGATCATCTTCATCAGTTTCAATTGTAATGTTTACTCTGAATAATTCACGATTTTGTTCTGCACATGATTGTTCAACCATGAAAGTTTTACCATTACCAGACAATCCAGTAATGAAAATTGGGTAAAAAATCTTCGAATTAATAATTCTAGAAATATCATCATAATGCCCAAATTCAATGAATAAATTATTCTTGCTTGGTATTAGACTATCTTCTAATGAAGTAGACATATTGATAATAGCATCAGATGCTTTGGTAGGGGTGTGTTTCTTTTTCATATTATATGGATACCATAATAAAAATTAAGTTACAAGTTATTTTCCAAAAAATTAAGAAATATTTTCTATAAACTTATTGAGCAAAACCCTACTCATAGTAAGATTTTCCATTGATTTCATGTACTTCTTAATTATTTTAGATTTGGTTTCATTCTCCTCAGTTTGAAATTCTGTATCATCTACACACAAAGATTCGCCACCTGGAATCATATAATAATTGGAAAATCCATCTACTTCTTTTGTAGCAAAAAATCCATGTTCTTTAAATTCTTTATATTCTTTATCACAGATAGATTCATTTTCACGAGACAATATATTCTTAATCATGTTTTTTGCTTGATGATATGATGTAACATAAAAACAAATAGCATTAACATCACAAACTTCTCTTAATACAAGCAAAAACATTGCAGTTAAATAATTACCTGAACGGGGATATAATTGCTTTTCGATCTGTTTCTTATAAGATTCATGATCCATTTTCCATTGTTTGCGGGATTCTTTATCCAAAATTACAGTAGTTCTACCATAATTACCAGCACATACAGATAGATTATTTTTTGTTTTCAGATTTCTTTCCCATGTACTCATTGCATGAGTCTTTTTATCATCTGTTGTTGCGAAGAATAGACGATCATCAGTTGCAGCACCATCTGTTAAAAACACCGTATTTACGATATCTAATCCATTTTCCTTTTTAAATCGTTGACATACATTAATAGTAGCAAATATTGCAAAATTAAATGGTGTACCACCCAAACTTTCTTGTCTAGGCAAAGAACGATAGAACTTATTAGTCATAGGTGTCTGATCATTATCATCCCTGCGGTAATAATTAATGATACACATCATATTAACACATGCTTCATTAAATTCCATAGCATTCATTCTGCTACTCAAATAATTTCTCAATTTTGTATTTGAAGAAAATACAACATCTCCTACGTCACCAGACGTAAAAGTATTTTGATTCATTCGATCTTCATAATCAGAATAATAATTATCAGAAAAACCATAAACTTCAAATGGTATTCCTACCTTTTTACAAAAAAATACTAAATTAAGAGTTTGTTCGTATGTTCCTTGAATATTATCACTCATAGAACCAGATAAATCAATAAACATCAATAAACCATGACTTTTGCCATTTGGTACTGTTGTAATTTTCTTAAAAATATCTTCATTATATCTATAACCATGAATTCTATTAAGATTTAATATACCAGTTTTTGCAATTTTCGTTTTTGCATCTAATTTTGCTCGTTTTTTCATTTCAAAAATAGCGGCCATTTGATTGACTACATTTTTCGTAGCAATTTTAAATTTTTGGAATCTAGAGTCAGCATCAAGTAATTCTTTCTTATTCATTTTATTATAATGATTTCGAATTTCTTGATGTACTTTTTTATAATCAACTATAAATTCTGTTCTTTTATCCTTTATTGGTAGTGGGATTGTAGTAGGTACACTGCCTGGTGTGTGCTCAACTAAATTTTGCATGATCTTATCTAAAAGTTCTTGGGACTTACAAGCATATTGATTCAATTTACGTGCTTTTCCAGAAATTGATTCATCACTTTCCTGACCTTCTTCACCCTGACCTTCTCTCATTCTCTGTTCTTCTAGTTCTCCTTGCTTTTTATCTTCTTCCGCTTTTTCAGGATTCTTTTCTGCCCATTCTTTATAAAGTTCTTTCGAAACTCGTAATACATCTTCAAATGTAACACAACCATCAACCTTTGGAATCCAAGGTTTTTCTTCTACTTTCATTGGTATGTTTACATTTCCGTATTTTCCTACTTTAAAATGCAAATTAATTTTATCTAAAAGTTCAATTTCTTCCAAAGATTTTTGATCATTGAAATTAAAATGTTCTGTGAAGAGATCATGATCAGTAATCAATTGATTATATCCAACACTAAAGGATTTTCTTGTACCTGGATATTTCTGCTGTATGAGTTTTTCTATACGAGCATCTTCTACAATATTAACCACATGTTTCATTACAGGAGTTTTACATTCTTTAATCCAATCCCCTTGCGGAGTGTAAATAGAATGGCCAACTTCATGCGCCATTAACATCAAATAAAGATCATCTGAAATTTTATTATTCCAAACTGGTAAATTCAATACTCTATTTTTAAGATCGAAACATGCAGTTGGGAAATCCCCATGATTAACATATATATTTTCAACAGCAAGTAATTTTGCAGAGGCCTCTCTAATAGCAATTTCTTTTCTACGTTTATTATCGATCTTATCTTGTTCTATTTTCTCAAGGATAGAGCGATTTGGTGTTTGATCTGTCATTCTTTGATAATATATCCAATATTATCTTGTGTCAAGTAAACTTATGAAAAAATATAAGTTATTGATATTATTTTCTTTTTGCTCTATAATACCCGACAATAATCAACGAACATAGTACAGAATTTAGGGCATAATTCCATAAAAGAACACTTTCATTAGTAGTTAGAACTACATAGACTAACATCAATAATAGACCTACTATCCACCACCAAAAAGTAGCAATAGATAATCCTTCAATATTTTTCGTATTCCAAGTTAAAAATAACTGTGGCAAAGAACACGCTGTTAGCGTTATTGTTGCGGCCCAACCTATAGAATCGACTAATATGCTCATTTTCTAAAAATATAGCATGGTTCTATTTTATAGAAACCAGAACTTAATTGACAATAATTCTTAGCCATTGGTAAACCTGTGTCTGGATCTATTCTATTTCCACCTGGCATTCTCGCTAATACCATCTTTAATGTATCTATATGTTCTAATTGTAATCTCTGTATAATTTTATATGAATCTTCTTCTAATGGTAACATTTCACCATCAAATTTTACGTCTGCTATGTTCCATACAAGCAGTCCACCAGGTCGTAACCATTCTACTGCTGTTTCTAGTGTAGGTATTAAAAATCCGCAAAACCAATCATTATATGTTGAAAATTTAATTGCACTCTGTTCTTTATCATTACTATAAAGTTCTTTAGAAAAATATGGAGGGCTAGTAAATACTAAATCTAATTTGCCTTTGTACTTTTGAAAATCTTTATTATATTGGATTACTTCAGACCCACATTGATATATTTCATATGTGTTGGTTGGTGTATTTAAAAATGACAAAGAACCCTCAGACCCTCTCTTAGTTTTAGTATTATAGAAATCTGCAATTTCATGATACTTAGTTCTACCATTTGGGGTATTATGATCTGTATTTGGATCTGTTCCTATATAATGTATGCTTCTATCATCTTTTACACTCATTGCACCAAGAAGTCTGCCTCCCCAGCCAGCAGATGGGTCCCATACTAAAATCTTTCTATTCTCTTGTACTAAATGATTCGTACATCTTTCATAAATGAATTTTGCAGTTAGTGGAGGAAAATTAACAGCATGTTGGCAAACAGAAACTCTAAATGCAAGTAAACCTATAGGAAATATTTTCTGCCCTTTTTTATAAACTCTTATTAAGAATTCATCAGTTTCTCTGTATGTAACATTAGTTTTACATTTTTCTGGTATGTTCAAAGAATTCATCTGATCTTTAGAGATAGTGAGAAATTTTCTTTCTTTTATTTCTTCATTATAACCACTATATTCAGAACCTTGTTCTTTTGGATATAACCAATAATCATATTCAGATTCTATTGATTTTCTGTTAGATTCAAATTTTTTAATCCATTCGACACCAGAAATAGAAGAAAATAAAAACTTGTCTGGATCACCTAATGCAACTACTACTTGAGAATAATGATAAAACGAATCTCTTTTATAATGTCTTCTAGCATACGTAGTCATCTTTTCTAATAGATGTGGTTCTTTAAAATGATCGTATATAGATAAACCCTTAGTAACGTCTGATGTGTAATTAATCTTGGTCTTAAGCATTGTAGGAAACCATTGATTTACACAATTACCAAGATAGGTCGTATTTCTTATTATATTTCTTTCTTGTGTATGTTCATCAATACACAATAGATGTTCTGTATCAAATGGTTCTAATTTATTAAATTCTTCTATGATTTCTTCTTCGGTTATTCCCATCTTGGGAGGAATACCATCTTCGTCCCAAATAGAAACAATTGCTTTTCGCATATCAATAACCCATTGAGAAAATTCTTGTTCAGACATCCATAGAATTTCTTCAAATGTTTTATTAACTTCGTGGTTTAGAAGTTTATCATTTCGTTCATAAAAGAACTTCATATATTATTTCTTATTTGGAAGAAATATCCTAAATTCTGAATCTATGACTGGCAATCCTATATGATCAACTAAACCATGATTTAGAGTATCTTCAGCAGTTAAATACCAATTAGTATGCTTTTTCTTTTGAATTATCTTTCTAAAATAATCTTTATTTCTATGTCCGCACTTCTTTGCTAGAATCTCATACATTAAACCATTCAATCTTTCTAATTCATTCACATCTACTTTCATATCTTCTACTTTACCACCAGAGAAAGTAGCAGCATCATGAATCATAACTGTACTATGTTTACCTATAAATCTAAGTCCTGGGGTACCAGACGCTAGTAGTACACTTGCAGCACTCATACTTTTACCAATTGAAATAGTAGCAACTTCTGCATGACTAGAATCTATAATATCAATCATTGCAAATAAAGAATAGACCTCCCCACCAAAAGAATCAATATAGATTGGTATCACTGGCATATTTTGATTTCTAAGCCTATCAAAATCAGATTTAAATGCTTCAACTGATTCGTCGTTGAATTCATTTACAACTATAAAACTATTTGGTTGCTTATGTTCATTTATCATTGTTCTATCCTACTAAAATTGCGTTGTTTGACAAAACGTATAGTATCTTCGAATTTATCTACTATATCAAATTTATGGCTAATTACAAAAATATTCATATCTTGGAACAATTCAGATTTAATTAATGATATCACATTATCTGTGGCAATGGGATCTAAAAATGAATCCATAACTTCATCCAAGATCAAAAGATTGGTACTTACTGAGTTTTTTAACTTTGCAATCATTCTCCAAGTGAATAGAAGTGCTAAATCTAATCTTTGACGCTCGCCTTCTGACAGATTAAAATATACGAATGGATCTCTTCCTCTAGACTTAATTTGTTCATTAAATTCCTCATCAATGTGGAAAGTAACGAAAAAGTTCATCTTCTGTAGAAACATATTCGTATACTTATTGATTAATGGGAGATATTGTTTAATAATCTTCGATTTCACCCCATTATCTTTTAATATCATGGCTGCGACATCATATATCGCTCTATTGTTAATGTGTTGTTCTTTTTCAGATTGTATTTCTTTTAATTGATTTTCCAACACGTCTAATTCTTGATCTTTATTTGAATCATTCTGTATTTGATTTTTTAATTGAATAGATTCTTGAGCAAGTTTTTTAATATATTTTTTATATACACTTATGTTGTTATGATTATCTACTACTGTATTAGTGAGTAATGATATCTGATCTTCAAATTCTTTTGCATCATTCAATTTAAGTGATAATTGATCTAATTTATCACAAGATTGCTTAATACCACTTTCAACTTCTTCTTTCAATTTAGTCTTTGAAGATATTTGATCATTCTTAAATTTCTCTTGTAGATTTTGTTTACAAGTTGGACATGAATCATTTTTTGTATAAAAAATTATTTCATTATCTAATTTTTTATATCTTTCATTCAATTTTCTGTTAATAGTTTTAACATTATCTAAATCATTAAGAACTTCATATTTAAATGAAATCTTTCTTTTTAAATCTTCTATAGTAGATTCATGTTTAATATTCTCTGCTTCTAGAATTCTAATTTGTTCTTCATTCTCCTTGATTTTTTTAATATTTTCATGCAATTCCATTTCTTTATTATTTGAAATAGAAAGTAAATATTTTTTATGAGATGATATTTTTTCTTTTATTATAGTAGAATTCATCTCATTATCTGAGATGTCTTGTTTCATATTCGAAATCTTCTGTTTCAATATAAAATTCATAACAGAAAATATTTCAATGTCAAGAAGACCTTCAATAATATTTCTTCTATCTGCTGGTTTCAATTGCATAAAAGGTACAAAATCTGCTGCACCTAATACAACTATTTGAGTAAATGCTTTGTAGTTAAATTTTAATATATTCTTTTCTAGATATTGTTGATAATCTCTAGAATTTGCATCTTGATTTACCAAGTCACCATCACAATAAATCTCGAAAATATTTGGTTTAATACCCCTTCGTATAAGATATTCTTTCTCACCAATAGAAAACTCTACTTCTACTACACATTGTTTATCATTAATTGCATTGATAAGATGTGGTTTTGAAATATTACGGAATGGTTTATTAAACAAACCAAAAGATATAGCATCTAAAATACAACTCTTTCCACTACCAGATTCACCAATAATTATAGTATTATTCTTTTTATTAAGATCTAATTCTATAAATGAATTGCCAGTAGATAACAAATTCTTATATCTTAATTTTTTAAATAAAATCATGAATTCTGAACCTGATCGTTTGTATCCAATGCTTCGAGATATAGATCTCTTAATGTTTGCTTTAATTCTTCTTCACCTGAATCTAACTTCAATTCTGAAACATAATCAGTTAAAAAGGTTAAAGTATCTTTCGTTTCACCAGTTTCATCTGAATATTCTACATCATTTTCATAAGTTGAATCTACAATACTAATATCAGCAGGATCATGTTTCTGTATAGTTTCTAAAAACAAATCATACCAATATGGATTTTCTTTCTTCTGTACAATAATCTTGACAAACATACCTGTCAAATGTGAGTAATCTTCTTCTGTTATATTTTCAAATGATTTATCAGAATCATTATAATATACTTTATGAAATATCTGAATTGGATTTTCTATAAATTGTAATTCTCTAGTGTCTGTATCAAATATATGAAATCCTCTAGGATCGCCATAGTCTCCCCATGTCATAGGATATGGTGAACCCAAATAATGAATATTGTGCTCATTAGATTTATGATGAAAATGACCACTAAAAACTAAATCAAATTTACCAAATATACTTCTATCTAAACCACTTTCTGCTACATGACCAGCGAACATCTCAAACCCTTGTATTGCAAGATGTCCCATACAAACTTGTGCTTTGGTATCTTGTATCTCTTTTAGAGACTGAATGTAATTACTTTCGTTGATCCAGGGAAGAAAACAAATAGAAAGATTATCAAAGTCTATAGTAGTAGGATGTTCATATACTTCCCAGTTGTATTGAGAGAGTAATTCTTTTGGAGAATTTACTTCATTAGAATTCTTCCAATGTGCATCGTGGTTTCCTACAATAATATGTACATTTTTTCGAAGTTTCTCTAATCTCTCAAATATCTTTTCTCTCCAATTAGAAAGAATATTAAGTTGTATGTGTTTTCTATTATCAAAAACATCACCGATATGAATAATCGTATCTATGTCCTGGTTTTTTTCTAGATAAGGAAAAAATATTTCTTCATAGAAACGCAAAAAATAATCATTAAATACTAATGAATTATTTCTACAACCGGCATGAGTATCAGTTATTATTGCTATTTTCATGCATTATTTTCTATTGCACTTTTAAATCTTGAAAGTTTATCTCGTACCAATTGTTGTACATTAAAATATCTACCATTAGAGTTTTTTACTTCATTTTCCAACTGTTCAACCAATGATGCTTCAAACGTCAATTCTAAATTGACACCTTCACTTATCTTATGTAGTCGTTCATAAACCCAACCATTTATTTCTACATATTCTGGTGCTAATTCGAATATCTTAGCACCAGCAATTTCTTCAATTGAAGAAGTTACTAATTTATTTGGTTTTGTTCTTGGTTTCTTTATTACGGTTTTCTTTTTTGTCATATATTTAATTTCCATGTTGTATAACTAGGTACAAATTCTATCATATGATGTATTTCATTAACAGCCTTTTCTAATCCACGGCCAGAACTTTTATAATTCTTGACTACTTCTAAAAGAAGATCAAAATTATTTGCTGGTCCGAATTCCTTTACCAATTCTTCTGCTATTCTTTTACTATTTAAAATTCTATTATTACAATGCGTAAATAAACTGCTACAAATATTCTGCTTTCTTTCTTCTACTTTATCTACGATTGGATCCATTATAGTATTTTTATTAAAAATAAACCCAAACATACATAATATTAGGTCCAGAGATATTCTCTAATTTTAACTAAACGAACCAACATATCTTCGTCTTCTTTTCTTTGTTCACCTTCAATTTTCCAAGATTTTCTAATTAATAGATCATATTGTTTTCTTTCTTTTTTATCACCAACGAAAATCATTTCACTACTAGTAGAACCTTCCACTTTTTTGAATTCATAAACTTTACCATACTTTTCCCTTATTTTTTCTGAAAGTTTATGTAAACCTGAAAGTTCTTCTGGTTCTTTTCTCTGATTTAGACGAAAATCCCACCAAAAATAAAGAAGAAAAACTTCATTCCATACTCTAAGATGTGAATTTCTCCAATCTTTACTTGTATATTTTATTGGTTTGCTATACATTTTTATTTGAGCATTGATATAATCAATGCCTAGAGAACTAGATCTAAATTCTGGTAAAAATAATCGCTCAATAAGAGCAGGCATCTTTCTTCTAATTTTAAAAGATATCGGTATTTTTTTCTTATCATTACCAAATGCAAGTTGCAATCCTGCAAGTTCGCATTCAACAAAGTCTTTTAATAAAGAGAAATTAGCGTGTAGAAGTCTTTCACTGATATCATAATATGATGGTTCTAAACCAGTATTAACTATATGGTACTTATCGTAAGTTCTATATGCAATAAATCTCTCTATATCAGAGAGCATACGGAAAGGTCTTTTACTATAATAATGAAATCTAGACATTTAGGTAGTATAATGGTTATCATTATAAAGTCAAATGTATATATTATTTGGATTTCTTTTTATCTTTTTCTTTTGTTCTTACTTTGTTGGATTTACTTTTTTCAAAGTTTTCTACGAAATCTCTCATAACTGAATCTGAATATTCATTGCCATATTTGTTATTTGCTTTTCCAATATCAACTTCTGTTATTTGATTTATAGCATTACTTTCAAATAACTTAAATTTTGTATAAAGATATTTCTTTTCTTTTTGAATTCGTCTTACAAAAGCAAACCATATAATTTGTGTCACATAGCCATATGGATTTGTAGATTTTCTTGGATTAAAATTATTAATATATTGAAGTGTATTTTCTATACCATCTGAAATCATTTCTTCTCTAAATGGATACTTAGAAAAATTATGTCTATTGGCTATTTTATGGGCTATCTTGAATATACATGTACCTATGTACTCTGATATAGGTGGTATTGGAAGTTTATTCTTTTTTGCATGTCTAACTGCTTTTATATGCAATTTCATATGCTTTAGAAACTCTTTATTGTCCACGTAATGAGGTTTCTCTTCTTTGGGGACTTTTTTCGCTTTTTCTTCACTCATAGAACGATCATTCTAGTATAAAATATACATAATAACAACAAATGGATTATACCTCTTATATATTCATAAAAAATAAATGGTTTTCCCTCAACCGCACAAGATCACAAACAGGAAGGAGGATGGTTTGGATTGACTTTAAGGATCGGAACTAAGTCCGTTTTTTGTTTTCGTTAGGATGTTTTCTGGAACAGTTGTAGACTGTCTATTAGGTTCTGGATAACAGTCAGTTAGGAGTTTGTTAGGGACTCTCAGATCCTATCTATCCCTTCGAAATAGTAAATTGGCAGGTAGTAGAATGCATATTCTAGAAAAAAGTTTCTTCCAATCAAAATAATTGTCATTTACCTCATTTGGCTTGGTTTGTATGTTTTATATAGAATATGATACCAGGTTCAGATACTATAATAATTATGAAATATATGTTTATAACATATTGATTTTATAATGCATTAATTTGATGAATTTCTACTGTAGATCGTCATCATCTTCGAAATCATCTTTCATTAACTTTTTAATGAGGTCCTCTGTGGATTTACTCACATCATCTAAATCTTCTATAGAATCTAATTCAGTATTATCGAATTCGTTATGTTCTATAGTTCTTTCTATGGAAATTTTAACATAAAGATCTTCTAAATCGCCATGTGGAGATAACGGAGCAGTCATCATAGATACATTTTTGATTGGATATACTTCATCTACTGCTGCTGGTATCCAATCATATAGAAAAACATGTGGCCTCTTTTTATCGTCATATTCATAAACAATTTTCATGGAATTTCTTACAAGAGTTTCCTCATGATTTTCACTGTTTAATTCTATTACTCCAATTATTTCTTCACCAGAACATAGTTTAATAACTTTAATATCTGCCATGATGTACCCTTATATTAATATTTATTTGTCTTTTGTTAGTATTATTTTTTTGATTTTGAATGGATATTTCTCACTTTTATATATTTTTGCTCTTGCTAAGAAATGAGTTGTTGCAAAATTTTGGTGAGATTTATATGTAAGATCATCTACTATATCGTACATAATTGCTTCTGATGATTCATCCCCTATTCTTAGCGTTCTACCTATAGATTGTAGTGTTCTAATTCGAGATTTTGTAGGAGATGCAAATATAAGAGTTTTTAAATTTCTAATATTAATACCAGTACTGTATATTGCAACACTTGCAACTATAATAGCATTCTTTTCTTTTTCTGTTAGAAGTCTTACCTTTTCTCTAACATCTTTTTCAATTTCACCTGCAATGAAGAAAACTCTTCTTTTTGGGTCTGTTTTCTTTAATTCTTCTTTTATTAATTCAAATAATGTCTTACCATGTTCGATATATTGAAAAAGAACGAGAGTATTATTTTTCATACTTATTGCTAAGTTTTTTATAAACTTATTTCTTTTTGAATGTAGTGTTAAAAACTTTATTTCTTCATGATATTTTAATTCTTTAACTTGTTTTCTTTCTGCTTCTGAATATTCAAGTATTAAACAATTTATTTGTAGATCTGATATAACCTTTTTCTTCATTAATTCACTAGAAGTAGAACCAGAGAATATTTCACCAAATAAACCAGATAATACCATTTCATGACATTTACTACCATCTAATGTACCAGTAAGACCAAATCTATATTTGCAATTTTCTAATTTTATCATTATATCTTTAATACAATTTGCTTGTGCTGTATGTGCTTCATCGAATATAACAAGATTGAATTGGTCAAACCATTTCTTTGACATTTTATGAATACTTTGCCAGGTACTTAAGAAAATTTGTTTTTTACTATCTTTATCTTGACCAGAGAAAATAGTATGCATATTTTTTTCTACATCAAATTTATTATCTTTTGAATAAGTTTTAAACATGTCATATGTCTGAGATATTAGATCTAATGTTGGTACTATAATTAATGTTTTTTCATGATACCATCTTGCAAGTGAATATATTAATGCTGATTTACCAGATGAAGTTGGTGATAAAATTAATGCTCTATTATTTACTATACAATGATGTATGATTTTTAATTGATCTTCTCTTAGTTCGAATGGCAACTTTAAAGTTAAAGAATAGTTTTTTGCATCTTCTTGAGTAAATGCTAGTACTCTATCTGTAACTTCTTTTTCAATTATTACTTTATAATTTCTAGTTTTACAAAACTCTTCTAGTCGATTTATCAAACCAAGAAATAAAGTACCATCATATGTATTAAAGATACGTAGAAACCCATCCCATTGTCTACGTTTATATGCTGGATGAAATTGATATCCAGGTACTCTAAATTTGAAATGATCTTGCATCTCTCTAAGAATACCAGGAGATGCATCTACCTGTAGATAAACTTCGTTCTTTTTACGAATCCAAATTATTTCTTCTGTCAATTCTTCTTTCATGTTGTAATATATCTACAACAATATTTAGAAGATTGGAAATGATGTTATTTGCCACTAGAAAACTTAATAAATTCGAGAGCATCACGAATAATAAAGGATCTATTATTGATTGTTTTGATTATACTCTCAAGAAATTCTACTTTTTCTTTTTGAAGATGCATTTTCAATTTTCTTTTGATTATATCTTTATCTGCATCTAGATATAGATCTAAATCTTGTTTTATTAGTATCAAATCAAATGGTTCCCACTTATTTTCATCTAGAGTTTGTTTATCTAGTTTACCTTGGTAATACTGAGTTTTTGTTTTTAGGAATTCATCTAAAGTGAATTCATCTTGTTTGAATTGTACACGTTCTCTTATATAGAGTTTGTAGTACTTATTGTGAAGTTCCGGTATTTTTAAAGATTCGCCATCTAGATTTGTTCTATCTATCTTACAATCTTTAGACCATTCATTTTCTAGTTCTTCTAAGGTAGCCATTATTATTCTCCAATATGATTTGTATACCAATTGTATGATATTTCTTCATATAATATATTTAATAATTCATTTGCATATTCATCAAATCTACTCAATTCTATATCTAATAATAAATCTTTATTAAATTCTTGTCCCAAACAAGATGCTTCATTTGCCCTTCTCATTATATAGTCTATAATTTTATGGATTCTCATTCTCCATTCTCATGATCACACCATATTATTATATCATTACGTTTTTGTTTTTGAAATTCATAATAGTATTCATGTCTTTCTTCATTATATATTGTTCTAATTACTTCTCTATTAATTTCTGCAAGAATTTCATCCGAAAGAATTTTCACCAATTCATTTTGTGCATCTAATCCATGAATTGCTTGTAGTTCTTGATATGATTCAATCTCCATTTTCATGTTGTTGCCATGCTTTCTTTGATTCTATTCTTATAGAATCTAGTCGTATTTCTTCTAGAACTTCTTTTGCTAGTTTTATAGCATATTCTCTTATTTCCATATCTGGAAGCAAATATTTTATCAATTCCTCGTCAAGGTCATTTAACATCTTTAATTTCCACTACATATACTTTTTTGTTTAAATTTTTCATGGTTGTAATCATATTAATAGTTCCAATACTTTTCATATCTGGAAATGCTATCAATGTATCTGCAAATTCTGCCATTTCTTTGTTTCTTATTGGTCCTGCCGCTTTACCATGTTTTGACCAATTAGCAGGAAATACAATACATGGTATATTGAATTCTTTAGCAAACTGTTCTCCTAATTTATCAACACCATTAGCACCACCAGAAACTATACTTTCGATCTGTAATGCAATACCAGAATTATAAGACTCTCTCATTATATTTTGAACTGATTCTTTGATGAAATTATAATTATTATAATTTCTAGAACCTGCTATTATTAACTTCATGTTTAATCTTCATTATGATTTACCAATCTTTTTCTAGATTCTTCTATAGTTTCATCTCTAAGTGTATATGGGTCAACAAAAACTATTAAACGATCATTAAGAATGCCAGTAAATGTACCATCTAGCACTCTACATTTATCTCCCATTCCTATGACAGTTTTAGGATTCCATGCAATCATTTTTTCATTTTGAGACTTCATATGCTAACCACTTCATAGAATTTGCATCATCATTTGCATAATCTGCATAGAACAACCATTTACTAAAATTTAAGTCTTTTATTTTATATTTCGCACAAAATCCATTCATGTGATCTTGTTTGGTTAATACTTTAGCATTAACTAGATCCCCTGTATAGGGAAAATACAAAATTAACTCATCACCTTCTTTGATGGTCATTAACCAATTTGGAACCTTCATATCTTATGGCTTTTGAATCTTGTTATAGAACCAAATAAGAAGATTTGGATTGTCTCTAAAAACTTGTGTAAGCCCATTTGCTAGACCTGTTACTAATGCTTCTTCTTTTCTACCATCTAATTTGACTTCATGTTCTTTGATAATACCATGCATGATTTCATGTATGGTGCTATCAATTAGTTCATCTGATGGTTGATTTTTGAATAGTTCTATGAGATGCTTATCATAATGAATTTGACCAAGTGCTTTATGTTTGCGTTCCCAAGATTTAGAACGAGATACTATCTTGTATTCGCTTTCATTGATTTTTATTTTCTTAGGTCTAATTATTTTCTTTGCCATAGTTATTTACGTTCTATTACATCAGTAAAATATTTGTGAACATCTATATCACCATCTTCTTCTAATGGATATTTTCCAAAGAAGTCTTTACCTTTTTTCGAACAAAAATGACATTCTTCAATAGGTCCCGTTTGTTTATTGCACCACGGATGATGCTGGTCTCTATATTCGTATTCATTCATAATGAAATTACTATTAAGGACGTATAACTGTGTAGTACGTATACTTAAATGTAACAGAAGCAGTTAAAAATTCAACATCTTCTTTAGTAGAATCTAGTTCCAAGGGACTTAGCGCAACTGGAAATGCATCTTTAAATTGGAATTCAACAATTGGATTGTTCTTACTTGTTAATATCTCTAATATAATTTGAGAGTAAATATCGCCATCTTTTCTTTTCAATTGTTGTTTTTTAGGCGGTACTAATGGTCCATTATCAAGATTTTTATCGGTTCCGGACTTCAATGCTTGGTATTCACCAAAATTACGTGGAAACCCTTGACCTATTATCCAATTTTGAATTTCATACCAATTACTCCATTCTGCATCTAATTTGAAGGTTAGATCGAAGGTACCCCAGGTTAAGTGGTCTCCTTGAAAGAATAGTTTACTGAAGGGGGTGCCAGCCGTTGCAGTACCTATTGTGAGACCGGGCAGAGTCACCGATTGTACGAAAAATGTCGTATTTGGACATCTTGTAATCGAAACTTGATACTTTAAAGGTGAAGAAAATGCTCTTATATCTACCATGCATAGTATTTATGGTTTCCAAGTAAAATTTGGCTGTAGGGCTCTCTTTAAGTGTTCTACATTACTAAACCCTAGATCTTTAGAGATTCTAGTAAATACGATATATTCATCATTGACTATATAACCAGTTATAAGTCCAGATATTAAATGCCATACTATTTGGCCAGAATCTAGATCTGGTCTATAAAGTTTTAAAAGACTCTTAACTTCATTGGTTAGTAAATTTATGTTTTTATTATCTTCTTTATATTGTAGATAATTCATGTTTCATCATGTTTAGTACAATAAGATCTATTGATTTCTTTTTTCTTAATGCGAATGCTAATGGCTTTGTATAGTTTTCTAGTTGGTATTTCTTATTCACCAACATAGCAAAGTCTTTATCGTTTAAACTAGAATTTTCTATAGTAAACTGAATTACTTCATTTCTCGATTCTTTGGTTTTTGTCTCTGCTTCATATAGTTGATTAATCAAAGGTTTTGCTATAGTAGAGATTTCAAAATCAAACTCTTTATCAAATCTTTCATGGAATGTTTTCTTATCTGGTCTTTCATATACATCATATAATTCTAGCATGGTTTTCATATTACATTGAGATTTCATTGCATGACATTTTAAATACCATGTTGATTTGATTTTTCTTATATTTTGATCATTATTGTAATATAAACAAATACCTTCACTATTTTTCCATCCTTTAATATCGTTAATTAACAATTCTATACTATTACATTCGAATCTAATTCTCATTGGTCTATCGTATTTTCTTTCGAATGCTAATGTATCCAATTCATTCTGTGATGTTAGTGAATAGTCTGTATGAGATATTATATTAGTCAATTGAAATCTTGGTTGATTGCCATAATCTACCACAATTCTATTTCTTGGAGAGGTCCATTCAAAAATATAAGAAGCATTTAGTGTATCATCTTTTGGAATTTTGGGTAAAATATATTGTTCAAAATATATTAAATCATCACCATTGGGCATATTATATGCATCGATATTACCTCTAGTGCGAAGTATTTGTTGCCCCTTGTATCTAGAAAATATTAGGGCAGATCCATCTACTTTGTCTACGATAGAACAATTAGTTAAATTTCCGTCAAATGGTGTAATATTTGGTTTTTCTTCTAGATTAAAAAACTTTGGGTAACTCGCAGAAATTAATTCACCTTGTGAATTCCAGATAGAAGATCTTAGATGTAAGTTGTGGGCAGTCCAGTCGGCCATTATGGATAGAGGAGTAACAAATGTACACTCTTCATTAGCAATTATATGTTTAGTTATTCGAAAGTTTAGAGGGTCTAGTGTATTAAGATTTATTTTCATTTGACCATGACCATAATATATTTCCTGCATCGTATATTGGAAAGTACTTGTTAAGAACCATATTTTCGATTTCTGTTAAGTTTGGATCGAATATTTTTAATTTAGTTTTCAATTTGTTTTTTTGCCAATTCATTCTATTTGATCTTTGTTTGCCTACAATATAACTATAATTCGGTTCTGTTATCTTTTCTAATTTGAAATTTAGTTTCGTATATAAATCTCCTTTTGATATTCTTCTATCTGAATATGAATATATATGCTTCGGTTTAAAATTATTAATAAAATAAGAAAATAATTTAGATGCACCACCAATAACTTTGGTGTTCAATATAGAACAAAATCGCAATAATTCCCATTGATCTTTTGGTGCCGATTTATGAAATCTTGGTCGTCCAAAAGACATTATAGAAACTAAGGTTGTATTATAATATAATCCAAGACAAACACTAGCATTTGTGTGACCTTGAAGATGGTTATGTTCACAAAATTCTTTCGTTTCTTGGTTTGTGATTATTTTAATACTACATTTTCTCGCATACAATTTTTGGTATATTCCAAGATTTGTTAATATAATAGATTTGCATATTTCTTTCTTTAATATCCATTCGTCTTCAAAGAACTGAAGCAATAGTATATCTTTATGGTGTGCTTCTGTGGCTTTATCGTAATGATATTTCTTACCAATATTTTTTACTATAGGATTATGCCAATATAACCCATGCAATTCTATACCAACATTTTTATTAGGAACAAATATATCTATTTCTTTTGAAATTATGTTTTTAACATTTGATAATATAGTTTCATTTGGCATTACTGCTTTCAAATGTGCCTCAAGTTCTTTTTCTTGTGAAGATCTATTAAAGAATTTCCTCTCTATATTTTTTTCTTTTAGTGCTTCATCCAAATATTTTTGTCCAATATTTAATTGTTTTTGTACTTCTATTTTTGTTAATTTTCCATATAATTGATTTAGTTCTATCGAATTTAATATTTCTTCTCTTTTTATAATATTTTTATGAATTACATTATTCTTGGGTGATATGTTATATTTCTTAAACATATCCTTTATAGATTTATATGTTCTATTATATTTTGCTGAAATTTGTTTTAAGGTTAATAGATTTTTATGATTTTCTTTTATTAGAATATCTTTATCTATTGGTGGTTGTGTTCTTCTATTTGATATTGTAATTCCAAATTTATGAAACAAATCTCTAACAAATTGTCTAGTAATGCCATACTTATTGGCAATCTCATATTGAGATAGATTATTTTCCACATCATTTTCTATCATCTTTTTAGTGATAGAATTATAATATTGTTTGGGTTTTCTCATGTTATTAGAATAACACAAGTTTTTCTTTCCGTCAATAGAACCAATAAAAATGGGTCCCGAAGGACCCATTTTTAAAACTTATTTCTAAGTTATTGAAATTACTTCTAAAGTAAATGAAGTACTTTCACGGCACGATAATAGACGTTTGCTCTTTGTGCAAGAGAACCGTCTGAGTTACCATTTGCATTACCAAATGGGTTAGTTACGATACCATAACGAGTCTTGAATCCAATTTTAGGTTGGAAAGTTTCTTCACCAACAGCACGAACCATCTGAAGAGGTACGTAAGGGCAGTAAAAGAGACCAGCATCGTATTGATTTGCACCCTTGAATCCGCAAACATAGAAGTTGCTACCAAGTACTGCATATGGATCGATAAACACTTTGAAACGTCCGTTAAGAACACCGACAAAAGTGTTACCAGTATCATCAACATTTAGATTATCTTTGAGAGCACTTCCGATGTCGAGAAGACCTGCAACTGAAAGAGCAGAAGCAGTATCAGAATCGCAAATCAGGAAGTTACCACGACCTCTACGAGTTGCTTTCGCAATTGCGTTAGCATCTCTTTCGATCTGAACCATCAAACCTTTGTACTTTTCAACTGACCAACGTCCGTTTGAATCTACATCAAGGTCAAAAGTACCAGGGGTTGCAACATCATTCTGTGCACCAAGTACTGCGTTGTTGTAAATAGTACGGATAATTTCTCGGTTGATTTCAGCAAGAATTTCTGCTGAAAGAATATTCGCAAGTTCTGCTTCAGCATCAAGTCCGTGTACTGCTTTAAGATCTTGCGCGATTTCCATTGTGTACTCTGCTTTAAGAGCACGAGTCTTTGCTTCAACTGTTACCTTGTCAATGCTGAACGCCATTTCTGGGAATTGAGCAGGCTTGGTAGAGGTTGCAGTACCGTCACCCAATGCTTCACCATCAGATGTGGTGAGAGGACGACCTGGTGTAGGAGGACCAAATGGATCAAGAGGAGATGAGTTAGCATCTTGAAGATTACCAGAGAAAGAACTGTCTGCTTCGAAGAATAATGCTTCGTTTCCACCTTGTGAGGTATAACGTGACTTCATTGCAAAAATCAATCCCGTGGGAGCCTTCATTGGCTGAACGCCACACACGTCAAATGCGATTAGGTTAGGAAGAGCACGTCTGATCAAAGAGATCAAAACTGGATCATAACCTTTTAGATTTGCGTTGTTATTTGGAAACCCTGCACTAGCATTTGCTGGCGAACTTTCTTGGAGAAGTCCAGAACGGGTTGTTCCATCGTTGCGAGTTTCTCTTTCTTGGTTCTCAAGAAGAACCGAAAGAACTGCTTTCTTATGTGAATTTAATTTGGGAAGATCCTGATGCTCTAGCACCGATTCCCATTTCTTTTGAAGGTCTTCAGAAAGATACATTGTTTGACTCCTTAGTAATTAAACTAACTAAATTATTTATATTTACTTATCTTTTCACGATTTTTGACATTGCTTCAGCCAACGCAACCATCTCTGGCGCACTTGCTTCATTTCCAACATCAGATCCTTCTACCAATCCAGAATTAGTTGCCTCTGCATTCTTGGTTGTTGGTTTAGGGAAATAATGATTTTTAATGGTTTTTGCCTTCTGAGCAAAATGTTCAGCACTTTCAAAAGAGATTCCTTCACAAAGTTTTTGTAACTTTGATACTTGGACATCACTCAAATCTTCAGAAATAGAACGCACAACTGCATTCTTTTCAAAAGAATCGATTTTCTTCTTTGAAGCAATTCCTCTTTCAATTTCTTCATTGAGTGATTTTTCTAGTTCTGCACTCTTTTTTAGTTCTACTTCAAGAAGATCTTCTTTTGTTTCTGGAATTTCAATATAATGAGATTCAAATAGTCCTTTTAGACCACCAATGAATTTCTCAACAATTTCTGTTTTTAAACCAGACTCAACTGCAACTTTATTTTCTTCCATCCACTCTTCTACAATGTAGTCGAGGTATGCATCAACTTTTTCTACAAGTGCTTCAGTTATTTCTTTATTTTTAGAAGCAACTGCTTTCTTGTACTTATCATTTAACTTTTTCTTTTGAACATCACTTCTTCGTTTTACTGAAGCATGAACTGCTGCCTCGAAAAGAGTTTGTGCTTTTGTTTTGAATTCTTCAGGAAGAATTTCTCCACGAGTAAGAGCAGCAAGATGTTCATTCATCTCTTTTTTATCTACTTCTTTCTCTTTCTTTTCACTATCTTTTTCGTCTTCCATTTCTTCTTTTTCGGAATCCATTCCTTCGTTCATCTCATCTTTTTTATCATCCATATCGCTCATATCATGCTCAAGAGCAGGTTTACGATCACCAAGTTTTCCTTTCATAGAATCTGGAACTTCTGAACTCGCAGCACTAGCATGAGTTGGTAAATTTGCATCATGATGTGGTGCTTCACTATGAAGTTTTCCTGTGTCAGCCATATCTGGATTATCTTCATTTTCCTTGAACAAAAGATCTTTATCACGATCAAGATATTCTGCTTCATGAATAGGAGATTTGCCTCTTTTAGCATCAGTCTTTACTAATTCAGCATGTGGGATTGCTTCTCTTTCTTTTTCTAGATCTTCTTCTGAAGGCAATTGTGCACCTTGTGCATTGCCGTGTTTTGCTGATGCATTTGCTACAGCGATACCATCAAGTTCTGCTTTTGCGGGACGCTTTCCAAGTTTTCCTTTTAGGGAATCTGGAACCTCTTTTCCTGCATCTGAAGCATGAGTAGGAAGATTCTCTTCATGACCTTCACGCAGTTCTTTAAGTGTCTTTCTCTTGCTTGACATTGGATAATCTCCTGATCAAATATTTGACTACGAATATTTATATTATTTGTGTTTTTCTCTTATTCCTGACGCACTCTTATATAGAACTCATTTTCCAATCTTGATGCGTCATCGAATACTACTCTTATTGTTATCTTATAGTCATATCCATCTGTGCCACCTTGGATACGAATTCTTAATGAAGTGTTCTCTGGTGAGAGAATAACACCTATATTGGAAAACAGAATCTCACTGGTTGCATCTGATGCATTAGTTGGCTGTGTTCTAGGCCACTTAATTGCAGATAGAGTATTAGATACTATGTGAGTAGTGCCTGGTGGAAGTTCAGTTAAAGGGCCACCGAAATCGAAATCTAAATCGAATTCGTCATATGGCATTTTAATAAGAAATTTACGGACATCTATGGACATTTAATTCCGTATATTTTGAGTATCAATTAGAGTTTAAAGATTCTGTTTGAACCATTATCCCATTGAACTGTAATATTACCACCATTGGGTGTTACAGGAAGTCCTGTAGCAGTATCAATGTATGCAATAAGTGGTGAAGTAGCAGGAGAACCAGTATCTTTATAGATTACTATTGCTTCTACCTGTGCACCAGTTACAAGAGAAAAAGTAACGTCATCAGCATCAGCAACACCAGCAGACGATGTTTTGGTTGTAAAGTTACCAGAAGTAGAAACACGAGCACCTGAAGCAATGCTACTCAAAAATTGATGGGTAGCAAGGTTTACAGTATAGAGTGTAGTATCTACGAGAACTGCTTTGATAGAATCAGTCAACCAAGCAATTGAGCCTTCGAGGAATGCTTGTCGTCCAAGATCATAAAGTGCATTGGCCATTGTGATGTTCCTTTATAAGAATATATCTCTTTAGTATTTATATTATGTAGTATATCTATAAGATTTTGGAAATGTGTTTCTTCCACGATTTGAGTAGATTTGTGATCTCTTATCACCAGGTTTGCCACAATTGACCACCCAAATTTTGGGACCGAATGCTTCTTCACTTGGAATACTAACTCCAGTCATACCCAATATTCTTGTTATGATTGGAATTTCAAATGCTTCTAATGATATAATATCAGTAGCAAATAGAGTAAGATTTAGTTGTGAAAGTCCGAATGCTTCAGCAGAGGGTATAGATGTATCAGTAATATCTTCTGCAAATATAATAGCGGGTGATACAATTTCTTCTGATGATATAGTTGTTGGTACTAAGTATAATACTATTATAGAGGTACCAAATGCTTCTTGCGAAGGTATTGTATTGGGTATTTCATATAGAATGATTAAATCATCACCAATATGTTCTTGTGATATAATACCAGCAGTTTGTATAATTTGATAGACATCTGGTGAATATACTATTTCTTGTGTACTTATCGTAGTTGGTTTTAAATATAAAACTATAGTTGTACTACCAAACTGTTCAGATGAATTTATTGAAGTACAAAAAATATTTCTATTAATTAAAGCAGTACCAAATGCTTCTTGAGATGGTATTGCAAAAACTGTTACTGATTCTGAAACTGAAGGTATACCAAGTGCTTGACCAGAGGCTATACTGTGTCCAGATACATTTAAATATTCTACAATTAAAGCAGTACCAAATGCTTCCGCACTTGCTATAGATGTTGGTTTTTCATATAGAATAATTAAATCGGTACCAAGTGCTTGAGCAGATGCAATACCAGATGGTACTATATACTCAGTAACTAAAGCAGTACCGAATGCTTGAGCAGATGCAATACCCGTACATATAATATTTCTATTAATTAACGCAGTACCGAATACTTCTGAACTTGCAATGCTATGACCAGAAACATTTATATATTCAGTAACTAAAGCAGTACCGAATGCTTGGGATGAAGCAATACCAGTACATAATATATTTCTATTAATTAAAGCAGTACCGAATGCTTCTTGAGAAATAATACCTATAGGCTTTTCATATAGTACTATAATATCACTACCGAATGCTTGGGATGAAGCAATACCAGTACATAATATATTTCTATTAATTAAAGCAGTCCCGAATGTTTGGGATGAAGCAATACCAGTACATAATATATTTCTATTAATTAAAGCAGTCCCGAATGCTTCTGAACTTGTAATGCTATGACCAGAAACATTTAGATATAAAACAATAGTATCACTACCAAATGCTTGAGATGAGGAAATACTATGACCAGAAACATTTACATATCTATTAATTAATGCGGTACCAAATGCTTGAGCAGATGCAATACCAGTGCAAGTTATGAATTGGTCTACGTCAAATACTGGCTCTCCTGGTTGACCATTTGACCAATATTTTACACCTTGACATGTAATAGTTTTGCTTCTGACACCAACGAAGGGTTGTCCATCAGACCAATATTTCAATGTACCACTTTTTTGAAATGCCACGGATTAACTAGTGCTCCAAGTATCAAGATTTACCCAACCAGTAGTACCATCACAATCGACATAAAAAGAAAGAACTGCATCATCTGTTACAGAAATTGTAGTACCAGAAAGAGTTTGAAATGAACCGTTTGCGCCAGAGGTTGCTGTTGCTAATACTGTATCATTTGCAATTCCTGCTGCAACATTTTGTTTAACAACCAACCTAGCAAAATTTCCGTTGTAAGCAGTACCATCACCAACAACTGACTGTCTTACTTTTACATTTACAGATAGTGTTCCACCATTTGCCACTGGTATTTTTACTACAGAACTTTGTAGTTTTGTTGATGCATTATTTGGAGTTAATCTTTCTGATGGCAAAACATCATAGATAACAGTATCAATAGAAATTGTACCTGCCATTTTATATTGTTTATGACTACCTACAGTTTGATTATTTTTAGATGATCTTATATAAGAAGATCCACTTAAATTTGTTTGGTTCACTAGTTGATTCGCGGAATTTAATAAACAATTATTCATAGTTAAAAATAATGATGATGCTGCATTTAGAATTTTGAAATCACCAGTAGAATGTGTAGTAGTTTTTCCAAATGTTGTATTAATCATTGACATCATACCTGTAGGAGCATCAAATAGAATTCCTATTGGACATGCATCAGTACCAGCATCAATAGTAGAATTATTGATTTGTATTGTTCCTGCATTTGCACTAACAGAAGAGGTATAAATGTTTGCTGTTCCATTGCCAAATGCAACAAGAGTATCGAATACTAAGTCAGATACTCCAGAAATTTGTAAACCATATGAACTGCTTCTCCAAACAGTTAAATTTTGTATAGTTCCACTTACATTATAAGGTGATATACTTAATCCAATACTATTATTTGAATGTATAGTATTACCAGAGAAGGAACCTAACGATGCGTTATTTTGGTTAAAAAATACTGCGGCCGTTCCAGTTGCACCAACAATTGTATTATTATTCATCGTAAAATTTAGAGTCAATAATTGAACTAGATATGTTGCACTAGGACTATAAATCATTAAATTATTATTTACGGTAATATTAGTACCAGAAGTTGTAGCAAAATATAAATGTGAAGTGTATATATTATAAGAAATATTGTTTGAAATTGTTATATTATTTGTAGTTGTACCAGAAATGTACCATCCATATGAAGATGCAACTTCAAAATTATACATACTACAATACTGCATAGAAAAAGAACCAGTAGTGGTATTGATATTAATACCTCTAGAACCAGCAGTAGAAGAACCCATCTGATATATTTCTGTATATTGTAATGTAGCAGTTGCATTTATTTCAAAATACAAATAGCCTTGTAATGAAGTAGAAATACCTCGAATTTTTACATTTCTTGTTAAATTACCAACTTCTGCTTGTGTAGGAGAAGTTCCAGAATGTGCATAAGTTAGAGCAGGCACAGTTAATGTAGTACCTGTTGGAACTGTAGAAACTGTTCTTAGTTCACTATCTGAACCTAAATTTGATGTTGATGCTATAACTATTTGATCATTAGATGCCCATCCAGATGTAGAACCAACTGTCAAAGATGTTGCACTTGCCGCAGCATCAGCAGTTAAAAAAGTAGATAATGTTGTTTTTGTTGCCCCATAACTATTAAAAGTACTAGCATGTAAAATTTGTAATCCTGTGTCAACATTTGTCGCAGATGCCATTTCAAGTACCGCTGAAGAAGTACTTGGTATGGGCGTACCAGATGTTCCTATATTAAAAGTTCCACCAGCATAAACATTAAATGTGCCAGAATATTTTAAATAATAATTTGTAGATGCAGAAGTGCCATAACTAAGAGTTGCATTTTGTCCTATAGTAAGTGCAGATGGTGAGGTAGTGTTGCCATATATGGTAGTAGCAGTGCTATCCATAGTAACAGTGAATGTATTTTGTGTCCCTGCACCAGTATGTTCGCCTATAATATGAATATTATCTCCTGCTGCCGGATTGCCTGTAGTTGTTGTGCGTAGCATTCTGGCCCAATCACCAGCAGTTGCAGTTCTAAATACTGCTAATTGATTATTAGTAGAAGTTTTGATACCAACTTTATATGCTTTCCCTGCAATTAAAGTGGCGCTCGAAGAAAATTTGAAAAAGTGCCAACCTATAGGATTACCAACATTAGGAAAGTCTGATACGTTTACAGTTACATCTTGTACTACTACACTATCTGTATTATTATACAATTCTAAAGTGACTGTGCCAGTTGGGGTGCCTTGCCCCTTCGAAAATTTTAATGCGATTCCGTCTATCGTAATTGCTCCAGGAGTAAATGTTGCAGAATATACAAAAGCAGTAGTAGTATTTGATGTTGCTGCTTCTGTATCATTTATAGAAGTAGAATCTACTTTCCCCCAAGTAGATGAAGAAGACCAATTTCCTGTTGCTTTAGAAATCCATGAGGTAGTCATTATTGCCCTTCATTATTTTGTTGTGCGATTTCTGCTTCATAATTACTAATAATAGTATCTAAATCTATTTGTATAGATGCTATTAAAAAAGCATTAGTAGGCATGCCTCCATTACATTGTCCACATTTAAAATTTTTGGTAATTCTAAATGATAAGAGGGAATCATTTATAGGATTTATTAGTAGATCAATACTAATCCAACCTAATTGATCAAAATAATTTAAATATTCTGCTTGGATTCCACTATAAACCGTGGATGAGTCACTAGTGTAATCGAAAGTTACACAAAAATTATATCCATTTTGATTGGTAACTTGTTCATTTGATATGCTAGACATAGAAACGAGTCCATTTTTATTTTAGATTTTTTAAAAATGAATCAAATTCTTTGATTGCTACGTCTGTTCTTTTACTTTTAGGTGCTGCTTTGATTGTTTCTTGCATTCTATGAATATGTTTTTCAACAATTTCGTTGCCAACTCTTACCCATTCTTTTCCTTCAAGAATACCTTCTACAAAAGCACTTGGGGCAGATGGATCTGCTACAATATCAGCAGCAGTTGCTAGATAGAAATCTTCTTGTACTTCCATTGTGTTCATATCTATCTGTTTTAGAGAACCCATACCACGAGAAGAAACACCTAATGAAATTCCTTCATCTAATAGATTTTTAACAATTTGACCATTTGGTGTATCAAGAATTTTTGCTTTTCCAATAAAATCATTCCCACTTTGTTCTAATGAAATAATTTTATGGGATACTCTATCAAGATTAATTTGTGGACTATCTGGGTGATTCAACTCACCAACTGCTCTACCTTGTTCTATTGCTTCTTTTTGATATCTGGAAACTTCTTTTTGTAGAATATGAATAGGATAAATTCTTCCATTTCTATTTTTAATGCCTGCTTGCATGAAGACACCCTTAATGAAATGGTTCTTTTTACCATCCTTTGTGGCTTCAGTTAGAAATTCAACATTTTCTATTTTTTCTACTATTAGTTTCATTTTTTACTTAGATTCTTTTTTGAAAATAGTCTTTGACAAATCTTTTTCTTTTTCATTCAGTTTTGAATGAATTTTTGATGCTAATAGTTCAGAAACTAAAGATTTAGCAGAACTACCTTTACCCTTACTGATAGAATCGATTAACTTCTTCAATAGATTTTTATTGGATTTTGACATATAAATGACCCCTTTTATTCTCTATATTAGTATTTATTGTTTCTTTTTAGCGGGAGTTGGCTTTGGTTTTTTGTCATTCAATCCATGAAAATCATCAAAATTGTTACTTTTTGGTTCTTCTAGTTCTGGTAAAAGATCATCATATTTTCCTTTTTCTTTCGCAATTTCTTTATCTAAGAGTTTTTGTTCATCTTCTGTTTGTTTTAGAATATGTTTTCTAATCCATTCTACAGAGACATATTTTTTCGAATATACTGTAGCATCTGGATCTACTTTAGATAATAATTCCAATCTACCTTTTAATACCTCATTTTCTACTACTTCAGCATAATGGTTATCATTAGCATATTTGAATTTGATGTTATCTTTATATTCTTCCCATTCATCCGTGGTCATTATATTAGTAAGGACCAATTCCATTTCTAGTAATTTTAGAAATAGTTGGGCAAATCTGTTTCTTAATCTATGAATTAATTTTGCAAATTTGATTTCGTCCCTAGTAATTTCTTGAGATCTTCCTAATATAAAACCAGAACTACTATCCATTCTAGAAATAGGGACGTTCAATGATTTGTATAATTTCTTTTCAAAATATTCAACGTCTGCCATTTGGTCAAGATTTTCTCCACCTGGTAGAGTGTCTATTTTTGTATTAGATGCACCATCTTTAACTGGAAGCCAATAGTCTTCCATCATTGTTAGAAATCTTCTATCATCTCTCGCTTCACCAGTATTAATATCATATAATTGTCTTTGACGATATCTTTCTGCTACAGTTCTGAGATAATCTTCACCTTTACTTTTTGGCAAATTACCAATGTCAATATAGAAGATTCTTCGTTCTGGTGCTCTAACAATACGATAGATCACTAAAGCATCTTCCATCATTTTTAATTGATTACATGGTTTGATTGCTTTGTGTAAATTTGAAAGTATTGTAGAAGAGAACTTATCAACAATACCAGAATGTACATAGATTACCGAATCTGGAGAAATTTTAACACCTTCAACCGTTTGTGCTTGCATTGGTGTAATCGTAGAAGAACCTTGGTACTTAATACCTCTTTGATTGTATATAAAATATTCTTCTATTACTTCAAGAATTTCAATACCTTTAGGATTTCTAATTCTTTGCGCGACCCTTATTTTTCTGATTTGTCTAGGATCTATATACCGAACTTCTAATATACCATCCTTTACATTTTTGACTAGTTTACCACTAGTATCTGTTTTATCATCTGGTAATATTACATGATAATATAAACGACCATCTACATACCATTTTCTAAAAACTTCATACGCATCATTTTTCCAATGTATAAGTTTTTTAACTTTTACAAATTTTTGGAGGATTTTATCTTTGATATTATCATCTAAATCTAGTTCACTTAGATCTAGTTGTATCGCTTCTGATTGTCCATCTAGTACTATTGCTTCATTTACTATATCATCAATTGCATAATCACACTCTGGATATAAAGACATTTCTCTATATCGAGTTATAAGTTCGAATTCATCTTTTACAGTACCATCGAGATCAATATAGGTACCATATGCACCAGCACCTTCAACGGTTAAAGCACCGTCTGTATTGGTTTGGGCTACGAAACTCTCGGCCGCTTTCTTTTCTTTTTCTTCTTTAGTCTTTTGGATTGAAAATCCAAACAAGTTGAAAGCCATTGATTTCCTAACATTATAATACAATTTAGCATCAACTTGGACACTAAAAGGTTTGTCTCAATTATTTAGGTTCGAGTAAAAGACTTATTCTTGAGCAGTATCAATGGTCCAAATGTCATATGCTAGGTTTACAGTGAATGAGGCAATCTCATTTTCTGTCGCCCAGTTCAATTCAATTGGAGATACTTCAGTTGGAAACATACCTTCGAATTTATAACGTCTGATTCTTTCAGATGCATCATCTTTTGGTAATGCTCTTACTAATGCGTTTGTTTTATAAGTACCTGGTCTAGAATCTACACCACTATTTCTAATGTTTCCACGAGCATCATTTATTGCATTCAACCACGCTTCAAATGCATCACGAAGGGCAAAATCTTCATCATTGAAAATTGTAATTGTCCATTCTGGATATGTTCTATTTCCTGCAATCTTTATTTTGCGACCGAAATATGGAACCTCGATAGCAGCAACAGTTGTTACTGGTATTGATGCAGCATGACATAGGAATTCTAATTTAGAATTAAAAAGTCCCTTATTGCCATATTGAAGAGAATCTGGTAATGTCAATGCTATATTAAATAGCGAAGGACGTGTTCCGTCAAACTCTAATTTGGCCTTGATATCATCTATTGAAAATGCCATTTGTAATTACTCCTATTAAGCCGAACCAACTGATTCAGAAAAGTCTACGCCAGTTCTAGTTGCAATAAAATTCAACTGAATGAAATTGATGCTTTTTGCTGGTTGAATATAAATGTCACCAACAAACTCATTAGCATCGATAACGTCTGGGGTATTATTTGTAGTATCACATACAACTTTGAATGCATATATACCACGTCTAGACTGCACATTCTGAAGGAATGGTTCAACCAATCCTCTGAAGTTAGCACGAGTGAATGTATCGTTAAGTTCGAATAATGAAGATTGTGATGCACGAGAAATTGATTTTTCTAGTACGATAAACAATCTACGAACATTGATTCTGTCAAATGCACTTGGTTTTCCAAGTAAAGTTTTATCACCATAAAGAACAGTGCCTTGTCCTGGTAAATTAATAACAGGGTTAATGCTTGAAAGATACAACATATCTCTCTGTGCTTTATATGGACTATAGGCTAGTTTAATAACATTTTTAATATTACCACGATTGATACCAGCAGGTGAGAACCAAGGATCAGAAACCTGATCAGTTCTTGCACACAAGCCAGCAATATCACCGTTTAGTGGTACCCAACGATTTGTGTCGTTGTATTTGTCGTATTGAAGTTTCCATCCGCTATCCATTACTGCATATGAAGTAGATGGTAGTGAATTTCTAAAAGAAATAGAATCATCAACTTCATTGCCGTTGTTATTTACAACAGCAGACATAGGAGGAGAAATAAAAGCAACACAATCTAATCTTTCTTCGCAGATATTATCTATTACATAACTTGCTACAGTTGCAGAAGCATCACCAGTGATAAGAAGTTCTACATCTACTGAATCAGCATTTGCAAATAAATCCCAACCATTTAATTTTGCACCGTCGATATCAGCACCAGTATTTACATCTCTTCCACCAGAAAGTTCAGATCTGATTGGCTGATTGATTGCAGTGAATGTTACACCACTTACAGCACTTCCCCAGTTTAATCCTGCTGGAAGATGATCTGTCCACCAAACATAAGATGATTCACCATTTATGTTTGAAGGATAATAAATGTTACTACCATCTTCTGCTTTAGCATCAGATCCTTTTGATAAGAATGAATGTCTTTCTAGAACGGTTCCTTGTATACCTGACCATAGACCATTACTATCGACTACAACTACGTGTAGTTCATCATTGAGACCGCCTCTAGATACTGCATAACTTGAAGTACCAGGTGCAATACCAATAGCATCGGCAAATTCCCATCTTGCTACTACAGTAGCACCAGATAGTGCTGGTGAAAATGCGGAATCAACACTTAATTGGGTATCACTCGATACACCAATAACTTTTCTTTGCTGACCAGAAACAGAATCTATAATGATAGAACCACGAGTAACACGACTAAGAAATGATGTTCCAATTCCTGTTAATACATTACTAGAACTTGATACTGTACCAACAAGGGTTTGATTAAATGCATTAGCACTTGGACAAATTGAAACTTCTAATGAATTTCCTAATTTACCAGCACATCTTGCTGCCCAAAGACCAACATTTGCAGAACCATTTGAATAGTTTGCATTATAGTCATCTTCATTTTTAATAAGAGCACCAATCCCAGGATTTCCAGAACCAGTTCCATCTTCTGCTGTTGCATTCAATGCACCAACGTAAATATGTGCATCTACGTTAGCAGAAACTAAATCTGATGGGAATGCTGAATTAAGAACAGCAGCAGTATCAGATGTAATAGAAACAACAATTCTAATATCAGAATTATGAGTGATAGTACAACCTTCACGAAGAGGTATTGTTCCGTTTATGAAACCAACGCCGGTCATTGCAGTACCTATAGTACTAACAGTGAAAGAAACATCAGCAAATGCTTCACTCGCAACTCTAACTACTTGAAGACTATTTGAGTAGGCAAGAAAATTTGATGCTGCATAAAATGAAGATGCGACTTCTTCATTTGGTTTGCCAAAATTACTTACTAAATTAAGTTCGCTTCCTACTAGAACAATCTTATCTAGTGGTCCCCATTGAAATACTCCTACAAATCCACCGTTTGTAGTAGGTACAGATGGTACTATTGTGCTCTGATCGATTTCGGTCCAATTTACACCGGGAGAAATTTGAAAAGCCATTGAATTGTGTCTCCTTAAGTTGGCAAAACTAGCAACTATACTAACTTCAAATATTTATATTTTTGGTCTTTTATAGACTGTTTCCACCGTATCCATCATCGTCATCGTCATTAGACCCAACAGTAAAGTCTATATCGTTAAAAAATCTAAATTGATCTTTTAAGTCCCTGGGTGCTACCTCTACCCATCTAGTACCGTGTACGTCCATTTCTACTCGATTATGGGTATCTTGTGGTAGTATTCCAAAAGGCATTAATTTCTCTTGGTCAATCTTGGATTTCTCTTCTGCCATTCTTTTTCTAATATCACCATTAGTAAGTTCTTTGAATAGTTGTTGTGAAGTTAGCCATCCAAATAAAACCAATGTCATAGTTAAATCATCATTACTACCTTCTTCAGCAGCAAATGAGTCTTTACTTGCCACAAATGTTGTCAATTCTTCATAGATATTAAAGTCATTAATCAATAGTTGGTCAGATTCTATTAGGGCCTTGAGATTGGCACACCCAATTCTTTTTATTGCCACACTAGTAGCGACTCCAAGTTTTGCACCCTTTCTATAACCAGCAGATAATTTTTGACCTGCCCTACCCATATTCATAACTGAGAATACGTTTTCATATTCTAGTTCAGTATGTAATATATCTACAACTTGTTTTCCAATATCATTCGATTCAACCAGTGCATATGCTTCATTGTAAGTTTTTGATACATTATGTATCACTTCTGGAAACATATAAGGATCTATTTCTTTATTTCTATATTTTGCAACCATTTTATATGGTGATTGAGTAGCATCTATTACTGTAAATGCAGAATAGTCTAAATTTTGACCTCTCGCACAATCTACAATAGTAAAATATACATGATCATTTATTGGTCTTTCATATACATCTAAACAACCAATTTGTTGGAGAGGAGGAAACCAAGTTAGTTCTGATAATTTTATACCACTTATTAATGTATTAGAAGAACCTAAAAATTTAGTTTCATATTCTTGATCAAACTTTTGTTGCCCCATCTGTTTGATTTGATCTTCTTTCCATTTTTCATCTCTACCTGGTACTTCTGCCCAGTGGAATTCTATAGGAAAATATAGATTTCTTTTATGGATTGCATCCGTCCACATACGATAAAATAAATTCATCCCTAATGGTGTAGAAATAATTGCAATCTTAGATTTAGTACCGGAAGATATTGTGGGATATACAGAAGTCATGAATTCTTCAGCAATATTGTTTGGTACTAGAGCAAATTCATCTAATAGTAGAAAATTAACACCATAACCTCTAAGAGCATCTGATGATGTCGGTGCAGTTAGAATTCTTGATGAATTCTCTAAATCAATATTACCTTTATTCCATACTTTTACACCTTGTTGCATCCAGAGAGGTATACGTTCGTATGATCTTTGTAATATACTTAAGATTTCTTTTGCAGTTGATGCTTTATTTGCTAATATTGCAACAGTTTGAGATGGATGAAAAAGAACCATCCAAAGAATATAAGAAACTACTGTAGTAGTTTTACCAGCACGTCTTGCAACTTTCGAAATAACGAATCTATTGTTATGTATAGCATCAACTAGTTTCTTTTGAAAAGGCCACATTTTAAATGGTTCAATACCACCATCTAATGTCATGATTTTTACATAATTTTCAATAAAATAGATAGGGTCTTTAGCACATTTAATTCTTTCTTCTATTTGGTGTTGGGTGAATTGTAATTGAACATATGCTGCTTTTAGATTGGGATTATTGTCATAGTATTTCATTTCCGAGCCATTGGCTAGAATGTATTGATTTTGACCTTTATTAATATCGGAATATGTAGCCATTTAGTCTTTTTTAATTATTTGAGCAAGAAATTCATCCAATTGATCAGCAGTACCAACAAATAAATTATTATTTGTTACTGGTCCTTGTGGTGTATTTTTATTGTGTTTGTTGTTTTCAATTCCATGCTTTTCACTATGTATTTTCATCAAATCTCTATTAAGATCTGTACTAGTTTTTAATAACAATGCTAATACTTCATATGCTCTTGGATGTTGACTACTTTGAGCAATTTGAAGAAGATGTTCCAATGCTTCTTTCGAGATTTTCATATTTGCATATAAATTATCTCTAATTTGTTCAAAATCTATTTGTCTCTCATCAGCAATTGTTTCTTTTTTTGGCGCAACTGCTGGCAAATTACTTTCAACTTTTGCTGACACTTTTGGTTGATCTGTAATTCTTTGTACAGAAACGCCAACAGTACGAAAATCACTCTCTGTTGCAATTAGGGGATTACTTTCTTCAATCTTTTTTATAATATCATTCATATAATTTCACTATTATGTAATATCTTCATCTTCCAGGGTTTCTGGATTGAATTTTTTGCCATCATCAAAGGCTTGTTTTGTTTCTGTAATAGTATAATCACTATCTGGTGCAGCATCCAATGGATTTGGTTCTGTAGTAATTCTAAACACTCTGGGAGTTTTTGCTCTAACTGCTGGATCATTTATATCACCACCAGTTGCAAGATAATCTTCCTGAGTTTTTGTAATGACTGGATCTTTACTAACTGGACCATAGAAATATGCTTTAGCAGTGAATGCAAGAGTCCAGATAATATCTCTTCTTGTTTGCCATTCATCATCAAAATTATCAGATAGTGCTACACCTTTTAACACATATGGAATATCATCTTTCAGCCCTACCTGAGGAATGCTCATTATAGTTATAGTATAATCTGGAGTAAAAAATGGTAATATTTGTCCTAATATTTGATTTCCATCTTCTTCTGTTTTTGAAATAATAGATAACGAAAAATTTATATTATATGGTACTGGATTATATTCTCTTAGTAGTTGTGAATTATCACCAGAGATTGATTTGAAATTTTTACCCATAGTATTGAGTTTTCTTTTGCCATCATATTCAATACTTTCTACTTGATATGACATTCTTGGTAAAACCAAATCAATAGGTCTTTGTAAAGTAGGGTCATCTTTTAATCTAACCAAATATCTATCTCTAGGACCATGAGTAATTGGAACTGCTAATCTTTTTATTTCATTTCCGCCAGAATCAGTACGCAAAATAATTATGTTTGAAAACATATTTTCAAATGCAACAACTATTGTTCTCAGAGTTTTATTATCAAATGGCACACCAAACATAACTTACTCGTTTGAATTTGAAAATGGGTTATATTCACTAGTATCTAAGATAGTTAATGCTTCAACTTCTGCTGGTTTATTTGTAGCACTAGCATCTGCTAATATATCTGTAGGATCTACTACACTAATTGCGTAAGATGCAGCACTAGTATTACCTATAACATTAATAGCATCTGCAAAAGAGCCTACTATATCTCTAATTCTAAGTTTATTAGAAAGAGTGTCGTGGTTTATAACAATTGCTTTTGCAGTAGCAGCACCAAGAGAAGTACCTTGATATATCTCTTCGTTTACTTGATACACACCAGAACCAACACCTAAAGTCAAATCAATTTGATATGTATAATCTGGCTGTACTTGATCTATTTCTGGTATACCAGTAACTATATCTTCGTGCGAATAGTTAAATTGTTGTATATCAATTTGATATGTATACCACTCACCTAATGGATAGAATGCCATTTTTTCATTACTAACAAATTTGATTTCCATTAAAGCACCGTTCAATGGAAAAAACATTAAGTCTCCTTCTCTAGGACGAGGAGGATCAATGTCTTGTGCACACTCTTCATTAAATCTTCTTCTAGAAATTATTAATGTCGCTTGATCTTGAATTTCTAGACCAAATTTTCTGAAGAGATCTCCTTTACCTTGAAATCCATCAACATTTTTAATATAAACTTCTATAGTAAAATAATCTTTAAATTTAGAAACAACATCTTCGCCATATATAAGGTCTTCTTTTTGAAGTGCTCTTGGAAGATAATAGGTATCGATTCCCCACATTTTTATGGATTCAATCAAAATATCTTCTACTAGATTTTGTTCTGATGTTTGCTGATATAAGTTTAGATATCGATTTGTGGTCACTTATATTGTTCCTAAGATTTTACTACCTTATACATATTTAGGTAGGGTTGGAAACATAATAAAATAATGGAGATTGCCCTACATTACCAACATAGTTGGAGGCAACTGCCATTCACGATCAATTCTTTTTTCTAATGTTTCTATTTCTTGATTTGCTTCATCATATATTTTTTGACCATTTAACAATATACCATTTAGTAATGGTACATTTGCAAGTTTCTTAAGATTAGTTCCCCATTGTCTTTTTAATAGTGCAGTACAATATTTACGAACAAAAAGATTCTTATATACACCAGGATATGCTTCAGGATCTATAGTTCCCCATCCTTCAAATAGAATATACATATCTGGTGACATTGCATTTTGCCAATCTACATCTAGACGTACTTTATTACTAATTCTATTATATCTAATATTTTTTTCACCATTAAAAATGAATTGCCAAAGAGAAATACTTTCTTTGAACATTACATATGAAATCACATCTGTTTGAAGAAGATTATACATATCATTCAATGCAAATTGATATCTTACATCAAACATACCAGAACTATTAGATGGACTAGTATTAAAAGAAACTAAATTGAAAAGTGATATAACATTACTTGGCATAGTAATATACTCATTATCAAGATCACCTAATACTATAGAATTAGTTGCTGCTAATACAGCACTAAATGTACTTGTCATTCCTACTATAGTTTCACCATCTTGAAATTGTACAGAGTTTAATGCATATCGAAAGCGAATATACATATTTGCACCTGCTACTGGTTGATCATAAAATGTACCAGTTGCACCAGAAGTTTGTCCTACTATTATTTCACCAGTTTTAAATGAATTCGGTACTGCTGGTAATGCGGCTGCAAATGTTAAAGTAGATGCAGTTAATTTATGTGGAACGTATATGTGTTCTACACCATCAAAATGATAATCATGGAAATAAGATAAACCTTCATCGATACGATCTTGAATTTGTTGATCGTCAATATTAATTTGCAGAACTGGTGCACCTAATTCTCTTAGACACCAATTAATTAAATCATCTCTAGTTTGAGGAAGACCTGACATTTATCTTTTCCTATCTTTTTTCTTTTTTCTACCTTCATTTGATAATTTACCGATCAAATCAGATAGAAATGGTTGTCTACTAATTCTATTAAGATTTTCAAATATAGATTTCAATTCTGTAACTGCTATAAAACCTACAACAAAAGATTCTAGTGGTAAAAAATTCTCACCAAATAACAACATTGAATTTGTTATATGTACTGCACCAACAGTCGTACAATATACTAATAATTTTGAAATAGTTCTTGAAAGTCTAGAACTTGTTATTTTCTGTTTCTTTTTAATTGCAGCAAGAATACCAGTTATAAAATCTAATAGAACAAGAAATAAAAGACTTATTAATATTTGATGCAAAGGCGCAAAGATACCTAAAAGTAAAATTGATAGTTTCAATAATAGTGCTTTAATATCTTGCAATTCGAATACCTCTCGTGCGCGATTTAGTAATCCTAAAAGTTTACTGAACATAAACAAATATAAGAATTATAAAAAGCCAACCACGTCAGAAGCAGTACTACCTGTCAACCAGATACGCTTAACCCCAATATCTAAAAAGGTACCATTTGGTATGTTTTTTAACAAAACTGATGTCCCATCGACATCTTTTAGTAATGTCACTTTTAGATTTCCACCAGTTCCAACATAAATGCCAAGAACATGCTGTGTTAGATCTACAGAATCGCTAAAACTTGGTATCGCATATGATAATCTTGCAGTTGAAACAGGCATATTATTACCTCAAATTATTCTTTCAAGATTATTTATTAACTTGGCTTTTGAGGTCTTTATTATTCAGTCAATGAATCTGCTACAACCACACCATTTAGAGCACTTTGGACTGCTACTTTTTGTCTATAGTTGTTTAATATTTGGCGAACATAATTTGAAATATTTAATGCTACTAAATCAGAAGCAGATAAAGAATCAGGATTGGAATATGAATCTGCAAATGCTGCTTCTATTTCTGTTTGTAGAGCATCATCTTTTAGTGGAATTGTTATTTGTGTCATATATTCCTATATTTATTATATTTTATGTCGATGAACCTAACCATTCAAGTTGATACATTTCACCTAATACATCATTAGCATTTGTCCCATTACCAGTTACAGCAAGAGATAATGCTCCAGATAATGTTTCTGATGATAAAGTATAACTAACAGTACCTACTAAAACACTAGAAGAAGTCGAAATTCTAACTATACATTTTTGTCCTGTTCCACCAGTTCTAATAATTCTTCCTTCTATGATCCAATTTGCAGCAGAAGTTATAGCCAATGAACCAGTATCTAAAATTGTGGTACTACCAAATTTAACTTTTATATCTTTATTTGTACTAACACTTGTAGCAAAAGTTCCTGCTACCATAAATCTTAAAGAATCTCCGTCAGTTCCTAAAGTGTTCGCTGGTACACTGAAAGTAAATAGGGTTGTTTCTGTTGCAGCAGTATTACCAGTTTCAGTCGTATTATGATTAATAATACTCATTCCTCTTCCTTGCATAGAAGAAGCAAGACCTGCCCTTGTAATTACTTTCCCAGCAGTATCTAGAGTCCATCTTGTTGTATTATTTGTTATGAGATTCAGAGCAGTACTATCTCCTGTTCCTACTGCATAAGTATACATATTTTGAGTATGTATAGAAGAAGTACCAAAGTTTACGCTATTATTTGATATTGGTGTAAATGAACCACCAGAACTAACTTGCCATTTTTGTGTACCATTAATACTGAATGTTATACTGCCACTAGTTCCTGGGGCTAGTAAGTTTATTGCAGCAGATGCACTATTACTTGTTGATATATCTACTTGTCCAGGATGTGTCGCGTGATTGTGTCCATAGAGATTTATGAAACCTCCACGAGTATTATCATTTGCTGCCCCGCCACCAGTAAATTGATTAACAGCATTATCAGAACCAGAAGAGGTACCTTGTCTTATTATTCCAGCAGATTTATTTAATACAAAATCTGCACCATGTGAACCATCTTGGGTGAGATTTCCAGATGTATCTACGCTCCATCTATTTAAACCATTAGTATAAAAACCTAGAGAAGTAGAATCACTTGCTCCAACTCCAATGTTATAAGCAAATATATCATTTACATGCAATGTTGCACTACCAATATTATAAGAACTATTTGATGATGGTAGTAGATTTCCACTAGAGTTAATATTCCATCTAGTTACTCCATTAGTATAAAAACCTAGAGAAGTAGAATCACTTGCTCCAACTCCAATGTTATAAGCAAATATATCATTTACATGAAGTGAAGCAGTACCAATATTGGCACCAGAATTAGAATTTATAACAAAATTTCCAGAACTATCAACAAACCATCTACGTGCATTGTTCGTCCATAATTCTACATTTTGACTACCAACAGTTCCTAATATGGCTTTGCTACCAGAAACATTTCCTGCCCATAATTGTAATTGTCCTGTATCTGTTCCTTGATTTCCTGCTAGATAGATATAAGGTGCTCTTGAAGTATTACCTCCTCCACCTTGGCCTGAAGGGTAGATATAAATTGTATTTGTATCTGAACTAGATGATGTGCCTTGTCTAATAATTCCATTGGAAATATTAAATACAACATCACCACCATTAGAACTATCTTGAAATATTTGGCCTGCATCATTTATGCGCCATCTTAATGTTCCTCCACCAGTATAGAAGAATATTTGGCCGGCTGATGCATTTGCATATAATCTAAGTGCTGCTCCACTTGCATTTCCAGTTTGTAGTAATAATGATCCAGTATTTCCGTTATTATTACCGTATGCTAATACGAATGCCCCTCTAGTATTATCACTATCAGCACCACCACCATTCAAAGAGATATAATTGTTATCTGCACTAGAAGCAGTACCCTGTCGAATGATTCCGCTAGACTTATTGAATATTAATGCGCCACCATTGGTTCCATCTTGTATTTTATTACCAGATGAATCAATATACCAAACTCTGTTTGTAGCAATTTTGAAATCTATTTCTTGTCCAGTTGGTGCATTCAAAAATACATTATTCGAACCATCTAGACTTAGTATATTAGTTGCAGTTCCTCCGGATGTTTTCCATTGTAGATTGACTGCATTCGCAAATGTAAAGGTACCATTAGCAGAAACATTTGTTTGAAATGCTATATTACTACTTGTAATATATATTTGCGAAGAACTACTAGTCGAAGGAACCGCAGCATTACCAGCGATAAGTCCTAAACCTACAGCAGAAGTAACGAATGCAGTTGGGGTGTTTGAATTTTGTCCCCCAAATCTTGCTAATACTGTTCCTCCTCCAGTTGTCAAAGTATGACAAGGTGCATCACCAGCATTGTCTGCGAAAGATTTACCAATAAAAAGATCTTGAGTACCAGTAGCAACTCCTACTACTGTTTTTCCTCCAGTAAATGTTTGTGCTACAGTACTAACCATCCCTGGATGTGTTGCATCAGCAGTTTGTGCGTATAAATTTACACCAGAGATTACTAAACCATCAGAACTTTTTGTTTGAGTATCAATAGTACCTATACCAGATACCATACCACCAACAGATGCTTCAAGTCCGAATGTATACCATTGTGTAGAAGATTTTGCATTGAAAGATACACAATTATTTGGTCCCAAAGAATATACTGCATTTGATCCTAAACCATCAATTGCAGCACCCGATGCAGGAAATATTTTTGCAGTAGCAGTAGCATGTCTATTCCAGACTCTTACTTCTTTACCAGCAACCGCAGTTGGTAATACAAATGCTTCAGCACTACCACCAGTTATTGTAGTAATTTCATCGAATCCATATGCTAGGGCAGTTGCACCAGATTGTGTTGTACCTGTTCCCGATAATGCAGTAGTCGTAAAATTTATTAATGCGCCACCAGATTTATTAAAAGCAATATCTCCACCATTTGAACTATCTTGTTGCAATATACCAGATGAATCAACATACCATCTTCTAACTGGATTTCCTCCACTAGATGATGTAGTATACAATTCAATTCTTCCTGGAACTGATGAAGTTAAAGCATTAGCATCTGCAAAAAATGCAATTCTTGCTGCTTCTCTATAGGTTGCATTATTATCACATCCACGTGTATCAATTCTAAATATTTCATCATTTGCAAGTGATGCAGTACCACCTGCCCAAGAAGAACTTCTATCTTTAATAACTTTCAAAGATGCTGGTTGTGCATGAACACCAAAGTTACCAAGTCCAATATGAGTACCACTTGAAGGATCTCTGAAAATAGTTGTTGCTGTATTTGTACCAAAAGATGAAGCAGTACTATTACCAATAACAATACCTCTAGTAGCAGTATTCAATACTAAATTACCACCAGGATTCGAAGCATCAATTTGTAATTGACCACTAGAATCAATATACCATTGTCTATTACCTGCTAATAGAAATTCAGTGCTTCCTCCACTAGAAACTTTAATCTGAATTTTTGCACTAGATGTTGCATTATTTAATGATACAACATTAGATCCATCATAATTTAATATTGTTTGAGCAGTGCCACCAGAATCTTTAATCTGTAATGCTACGTTATTAGTTAGAATTATATTACCAGTAAATGTTTTATTTCCAGCAATAGTTTGAGCAGAAATAGTAATTAATCCAGGATTTGAAGCATCTGCTGATTGTGCATAAAGATTAACACCAGATATAACTAATCCGTTAGCACTTTTGGTTTGGGAATCTATGGTCCCAATAGTAGTAACACCAGAAGTTCCTGTTGCATTTATAGTAACATCACCAGTACCAGCATCGACGCCAGTATATGTTATTGAGATTCCAGTTCCAGCAATTACTTTTGTTATGAGAGCATGTCCGGTAAGATCTGTATTAAGATCTTCACGATATACGGTATCGTCTTTGATTTGTTTGCCGGTAACTGTAGTTTGCGTCATTTATATTCCAAGTCAAAGACACTATGTTCATGATATAAACAGAGAGTGGATTTCTCCACTCTCTGTTATGAAATTATTTATTTCATGTATGACACTAGCAAACTGTCACCAGTTGAAGGTGCAGCCAAATATGTTATTGTTCCACCTGAAATTGTATAATCATTACCAGCACCAGATTCTTGAAGTAGACCATTCAAGAATACCATTTCGGTACCAGAAGTTGGAGTATTAGCAAGTGTAAATGATGTATTAGAACCATTTATTGAACCACTTGGTACTTCTCTTACTACAAAATTGCTCGCGGCAAGTTTGGTATTAAGTTGTGTTTGAATTGCACTGGTTACACCATGTACGTATCCAAGTTCAGTATCAGTAGTAGTTGATGCAACAGGTAATCCGTTACTATCGGATGCTAATGCACGATTTGCTGTAATTGCAGACTGTTCAACAATAGCACCAGAAGATGATATCATCACTCTGTTATTGTTAAGAGCAGTTCCGCTATTTGTACCACCACGACTAATTGCAAGATGTTGTTCTTCTGACATTACACCAGAACCGTCATTGATAACAACATAATTTGCAGTACCAGAAGCAAGTTTGCTTCTAGCAATTGCAGCAGATGAAGAAATATCAACATTGACAATTGTTCCAGCACCAATATCAAGATCAATCATTTGACTGTTTAGTGTTACTGTTACTTTTCCACTTGCCGAATGAATTTTTCTGAAATCTAAAGTAGATCCAGCCATTCCATCATATACACCAACACCAGATGCTCCGACGTTAGCAGCACCAGTTACCGCACTTGAACCAGAAAACTGTGTGAATGAAAGAGCAGTAGTTCCTAATGTGATAGGGTTATTTGTAATAAGAACCCAACCAGTATCAGAATATACAGAACCTTCTTCTACCCATGTAAACATGTTTGCAGTAACTTCTGAACTTACGTTTGCATCAGTAGAACGAGATGCAGCACCAGAAGCAGCAACGATATAGATACCATTTTCACTTGCAGTTGTTTGATCTGTTAAAAGAACACGATCACCAGTAGCAAGAGTAACACCATCTAATGTTGCACCATTTATAAGAGCAGATGCTAATACAATATTAGAACCTGTACTTTTTACTCTCACTGATTGTTTGACATCAAGACCATTAATGGCTGCTTGAACGTCTGTAAGACGTGCAGCATCATTTGCACTTATAGGTGCAGCAAGATTTGTTAGTTTGTTACCACCCATCGACTGATCGGCTGTAAATGCAACAGATCCATCAGATTTGATGAAAATCGCACCATCTGCTAATTTGCTTGTGGCAATTGCAGCGGATGCAGATATTTGTGTATCAGTAATGGTACCAGATTTAATCTGAGAACCACGAATTTGAATTATTGACATGTAAAGTAACCCTTATTTAAAGTTATCATTTTTCAACTTTAATCATTTTTTTATTATTCACGAGTATTTATTATAAGACTATTTCCAATCAATTATGAGATTCTATAATCTACTACTAAGATATCTCCAACTTGAGGAGCAAAACTTAATGTAAACTGATTAGAACCTGTAATAGTAAAATCACTTAAAAGAGCACTTATTCTTAATCCATTATAGTAAATCTTTACTGATGTAGTAATGAAATTGTTGGCAGTAGTATATACCATATTAATTCCATTAATTGCGCCTGTTGGAAGTTCTTCATCTACAAAATTTACCCCTCCACCAACAGAAGGTGCTACTTGTAGTTCTTTACCAAGATATACAATGAATAGATCTTGCCCTACATCTGGTATAAATGAGAATTCAATGTGTGTACCACCACCAGCAAGAGAATATGAATCTTGTGGTTCTTGTACAACACCACCATATACAACAAGAAGTGAACCTTCACTTCCTACTTGATATGTCAATAGAAAAGTATTTGTAACTCCATCAGGAATTAATAATTGTTTTTCGAATGCTCCGTATGTAGGTGATGTCCCAATATATCTGCCCATGACAAAAACCTACTTATGTCTTTATTATATAATTGACAACCAAAAATGGAGGATTATTTGAAGTGGTTGCGGCTGCACCTCCACTACCTGTTGAATTAGTTGATGGGGTGCCAGATAATATTGTAGAATTTCCGTCATTACCAGAACTTACATTGCCAATACTACCAGAGAAACTACCAGAAGAATGTAAATGCACTCCACTTGTATCAGTTTTTATAGTAGAACCTAAAGCATCAACGAATACTGGATGAAAATGTCCAGGATCTGTCATATTAATTGTATGTCTATGTTGTACAGAGGCGGCAGGCCCTTGGGCAGGATCTAAATTCAATTGATCGCTACTTGATAGTGTAATTCCGGTAGTATGACTTTGTACTGTCACTCCAGTAGTACTAGATTGTATACTAATCCCAGTAGTAGAACCATTCGATAGAATTGTATTATCACTAGCAGAAGAACTAGAAACTGAATGATTAAATCTAGCAGTTGAAGCAGTTGATCCACTATCTCTTCCTAATATTCCGTGTGCATGTCCACTATCGTTCACTCCGTGAGCATGTCCTGTATCGCCTACGGTATGAGCATGACTAGGATCTGTCATAGTAGTTGTTACAAAGTCTGTTTTTACATTTCCACTTATACCACCATGCAAACCAGTACTCGATGTACTAGTAGTATTGGTACCACTACCAGCAGTATGACCGTGTGAAATATCTATATTTGTATTATGCGTACCAGAACTTATAATATTTAAATCTGCGCCAGAACCCATACCATGATAGTGAGCAGGTAAATTATGAAAATGATTTGATAAATCATGTGTATGTGCGGCAGATGTATGTGTATGATCTATTGCGCCACCTACTTGACCAAGTGTGCTACCAGTACCAGAACTTGCTTTACCTAATGCAAATCTTTGTCTAAAATCAGGCACCCTAAAATTACCAGCACCTTCCCCGCCTATATTATAGGTTGAACCTATTGCAGTATATAATGCAGGATATGTTGCTTGAGCATATACACCAGCATCACACAATAACCAACCAGTAGGAGCAGAAGAAGCACCAGTCATAACAATGGATCCTGCTGGTAAGAGTTGCTGCACTTGTGTATTTAAATTTGAAATATTAACACTATTGATTGTACCAGTTACACTTAAATTTCCTCCAACTGATGCATCACTTATAGTATTGAGTGTATTTGCATTTACTTGTCCTGTTAGATGTAGATCTTTAAATTCATGAGAAGTAGCACCCAAATCTATTACATTGGGAACTGAAGGACTCAATTGATTCGATTGAAGAACTAAAACATCACCACCACCCAACGCAAGATTGATGCTACCTATTCCGTATAGTCTAATATAACCAGGACTATACAAATATGTATTATTTGAATTTGTTAATTGTAATACTGGTTGTACTGTACTATTGTCTAATTGTAACCAATTCAATCCTTCGTTATTATTAAGAAGAATTTTGGAACCAGAAACAGAATTTGGTCCTAGTGCATTATTAGTTACAGAACTAGGATTTAAATTTGCAGCAAGAACGCAATTGCTTGCAAGTTGTAGTGAAGTAATAGAATGCGGGGCAATAGAACCAACTTGACCTGGTGATAGTGTTGCACGTCTACTAATTGTAGAAAAGCCAAGATTTAATACACGAATTTTTGCAAGATTTGCTGGAGCAGAATGAAATGTAATAGAAATATTGTCATTATTTAATTGCCAATCTCCAACGAATGATGCATCCGTATCATCACCGTCACTCTGGACTCCATTTACAGTCACCATTAATGCTTTAGAAGAAACTGCATCTTCAGACAAAGTATATGTAACAGTAGAACCATTTCCAGTAAAACGATCACAATTAAAATTTCGTAAATTGTCTTGTAGTTGATCAGGCCCAACACTTTTTGCAGTTGGTACGAAATTATATGTAGCATCTGCACGATGAATTACATATAACTCATCATCTATTTGTGGTACTTCTGATAATGTAATTATTTTATTATAATTTGCAGTGTTTATTGCACCACCAATTGTATATTCAATACCTGGATTTAAAACTTCCCAAAAGCCTAGATATCCTCTCGTTACTGTTATTGACCCACCACTCTCAGTAATTAAGGCACCATCTAATGATATAGTTATAGTAGAACCATTATATACAACACCATTCGCAAGAATAGGAAATACAGAATTATTACCAGAATTTGTACATCCAGATAATATGATATTGTCTGCTGGTTGCACACCAGTTATAGGAGGTTGTACAATTGATAGGGCTGCTGCTATTGATGCATTAGAACAACTTAATTGAGAAAGAGATCCATTAATAGAAAGTTGATTTGAATTTTCAACTAAAATATCTTTTAAATATCTACGTCTAAAAACTGTTACATTTTCTTCATAACCACCAGGTACTTGTTGAGAAAGAGAAAAAGAAGACGATACACCATCTGGTGTTATATCGTCACGATGATTCGCGGCGTAAATAAGTTGTGTAACTGCGTTGCCAAGGTACGCCATGAATTATCTCTTTATGAATTTATATCTTCAATTAAACTTCCAACTGCATCAACAAATTGTCCAGCACTTTCACACATAATTTCAACAGAATCTTGTGCTTCTAATACAATCTTTTGTCCATCAATTATTTGAATTGAACTTCCTTCTGGTACTGGTGCATATCTTACAATATATGCATATTGTGAAGTAGAAAAATCAAATACACGAACAGAAACCTGAACACCAGTATTACCAGTACATGCAATATCTAATTGTATCATGTATGATGCTTTGCCTGCGGGAGCAGTATATGCTGCTGTCCAAGTATTTCCTACGTTTGGTACTATTGCATTTTTAAAAACATTTGCCATATCTTTCTATCCTTTAAGCCATTGCTATTGCTAATACGAGAACACTTTTTCCTAGATTCGATACATTACCATTTACTTCATTAATTGCAGATACTAGATCTGTTTTAATAACAGTATTAAGTAAAGTCAAATCGCCTTCATATTGAGCAATTAGATTCTCTGCCAATCTCCATAAATCAAAACTATATGTGTCTGGTACGTTAATCAGTGACATTTTTTGTTAATATTTCTAAAATTTTATCTATCTTATCTTCTAAATTGGATACTCGTTCGTCTATTGTATTTATTCGGTCATTTTTGACCTTTTCTGCTTCTAGTTTTAGTCTAGTTAAAGTTTTAACTTTATCTTTTATTGCCTTTTTCTCTTCATTGAAATTGATGATGGCTTTGCTTTTAGAATCTCTAAACAATCCAGTATGATTTTCTACAGGAATAAATTTTTTCATTATTCCTCCAATGTAATTAATTGGAAGTTCTTTATTCTTGGAGGAGTTGCAGGGTTTCCACCTCTCAATACAATTTTTATTTGTGCACCAATGAAACTAGGTAAATTCAAAACATTCACTTCATATGAACTAAAATCAGAATAATTTGCATTTGGAGAAGGAGTAAAATCTTGCAAATTACCAGAACCATCAGGATCTAAATTATACTGTGCAAGAGTCCAATTTGAATTTGTAATAGATGCTGCATTACTATTTGGTGGTACTAATTTGTAATATACATCAATTTCATTTGTAACATCTCTATTAGCATCAAATAATACTTTCAAAGAATTTGCTGGACTAGCAAGTATAATTGGTTGTGCTATATATTTTGCAGAACAACTTCCACCTATAGGTGAGATTTCATCAATGAAATGATCTTTCTGAGTTAGGGCCATAGAGGTAGAAGTATCTAGTCCTGCTGCATGAGTCGGACGATAATCAAAAGTAATAGAACATAAAGATGGATTAGATGATGGTAGATCTGAATCTGGTGTTGTATTAGATGGTGTATATGATACATCTAATATAACAACATCTGTAAAGTTTCTATCACCAGTTGCACCAGTTAATGTTGCAAGTTTACCAACATTTAATTTACTCAAATGAATAGCAATATTAGAATCTGCTGTTTTGATTTTTAATGGTGGAGGATTTACCAATAATGTACTAGATGCTAGTGAACTAAATGCGATATCAGTTGTTAAAGACGTATTGCTTATAACTTCTACAACTGTTCTTTCTTCTCCTGTGATAGGATCTTTAATAGTATCACCAACATTTAATTCCGCCAAGAATCTACTACCAACACCAGTGACAGTTGTACTAGAATTTGAAAATGCAGTGCCAGTTAATATTCCAGTAGATGTGCTGAAAAATATTTTGCTTGCGAGATAACTTGCTATAACTGATGGTGCATCTGTACTAGGTAGACATGCAAAAATATCAAACGTAGAATTAATATTGTGCGAATCGCTAGATAATCCACCAGGATTGTCCAATCGATTATCTGTTAATACCATACTAAATCTAGATGTATCAATTACTGGTGATAGGTTTACATTAGAACTAGATAATACTGCTCTTAATTGAAGAGAACGATTATCACCAAGTCCAACAGATGTTACTTGAGATGGTCCTGTAGGAATATCTGTGGGTCTTTGTTCATTAATTGAGGAAGATACTTGTGCAGGTTTACTAAGAATGATTTTTGTATTTGGTACAGTATTTACTCTTTGTTCTACCACATATGGAGTATTAAAGTCATCATTAACACCAGCACTTTCAGTTAATTGTGTATTCCATCCTACATTTGTATTTGGTAATACTAATGGTGTTGTTAAAAATATAAATTCTTCGAATCTTTTGTTTTCTGTTGCTGTTACTGCATTACCACCAGTATGACCAGAAGATGATGCATTAGCACCAGCATTCACGACATAGTAATCCATTTCTGCCGCTACGATTGGTAAACCAGAAGTACTATTCAAATTACCTAAAGTTATTCCGTTCCCACCAGTTATACCAGAGAATACTACCATAGTAGGAGGTGTACTAACAACCATACCATGTGAAGGATGATAAACACGAACTAAAGAAGAACCACTCAATGTTTGTAGAGGGTCTAATGTTAAAGTTCTTGTTGGTAGAACTTCATTTATAAAATCAATTTCTCCATTAATAGAGGTATCAAATGCTGCTTTATGTATTGCAAATTTAATATCTATTGTTTGATCTGCTGTCCATGAGATTGAATTTTGAGATTTGAAATATACACCAGCAATATATGGATCTTTTGTTATAGGATTATTTGTACCTATATTAGTATTAACTGCACCAGCATCTCTAAATGTATCTACTCCATCTCTACCAGTAACATCTGGACCAGATTGTGCTACCCATACATTGTAATCACTGCTATCAGAAATTAATACAAAACAATAACTTGTATTTTGTTCTAGATATATGGGAGCATCGAATGTGAATCTTGTGGGTATCATATCATCAGTAGGTGTTGTACTTAATGATAATGGTGTATTTTCTGTAATAGTTCTATCAGATGCATTATGAACAGATATTTCTTTTCCATCTGAATCTTTAACAGAAGTTGAAGACGTCCATGGACCAGCATCGACACCAACAGTACCATTTACTGCATTACCAGCAATCGTTAATGTACCTTGAGTGAGATCTATTACGTTTGTTACTACCTCATATGCTTGTTTAATAACTTCACCAAAAGGAAGAATATTAATAGATGGATTTCCACCATCATCTAAAGATCGAAGTTGTAGTTTTACTGGTGGTCTTGGTTTGTTTGTGTCTGTCGGTCTCTTATAAAAGAATATATCAATATCAGTTATAAAACAACCACCATCATCATAAACGAAGAAACTTTCTGCAATAGGATCTTGTGTGGAAGTTTGAGTACCAGTAATGGAACTAGAAGATAATGCAACAGTATTTCCAGTTTGAGTTACAATCTTACTATCAATTGTATATGCTCTAGTAGAATATGTTGTATCTTGTTTTGTCTGAACTGTTCCTTGTGCAACATATTGTGCATCTGCCCAGGATGCAGGTGCAGGTTGCTGTTGATTTGTAGAAGATGTTGTTAATCTAAAAGTTCTAGTACCAGTTTTAAAACGAACACCAGTATTGATATCATTTGGTATTGTAAATATTCCAGATACAGTTCCGAAATTATCACATACTAATGGATCTCCATAACTACCACCAGTTGGCTTACAATAAGCACTAACATCAACATTATCAAAGAAAGGATATACTCTACCATTTGGTATTAATGCTTGGCCTGTGAAATTAACATCCCTAGAACGAATAAATGCTGCTACTGAAGTATCAATAACTTTATCGCCTAAATCTACTGGATTTGTAAACCCTAAATCTTGTATTGATTGTTGTAAACCTATAGATGTTTGCTGTACATTAGCAGTTACAGTTGTTTGAATCTGTTGGCTAGTAATAGTATTAGCACCAACACTTACTAAAGAACCAGAATTAGCATAGCCAGGTGGAACTGATACTACTAAACCAGATGCAGTTTTTGTGTAATTTTGTCCATTCTGTCTTGCTTGACCTACTATTTTTCCACCTGCTTGAAGTACTGAAGTCTGTCCTACTGGTGTACTTGTTGTATCAAGACCAACGAAATTATTTAATGTGGCACTGTAGTTAATCATGGTTCCAGTTGGACCAAAACTTCCAGCGATTGCATCATATGCACCAGAATCTTGAACATTCACTGGTAGTAATTGTGTGGTATCAATCCATTCATCACTCCATGGATCTAATTTAATGGATCCAGAATATGTAAATACATCATACGGATTAATGTTAGAAACTTTACTTGCCAATACTTGCTCTGCCATTACAACTTGTGTATATGGTAAAGTAAAAATTTCACCTGTTGCTTGATAATGTGAACTTGTTCTTGCAGTTATTAATGATAAAGGATTAGAAATCAAAGAATTCTTTTCAATCAATTCTACATTTGATTGATAGATCATTGGTCTCATTTCTTTATTAGTTGTATCTATTGCTGCATGATAATCTGGATTAGTCAGATCAGCAACATCAAATGTACTAAAGTTATCAACAAGAAACCCTTGTTTTGTTTTATTTTGTCCAAGTGCATTTGGTATGAAAAGATCATTTGTATTCTTTTCTAGTAAAGATAAAGAAGTATAGAATTCTAAATTAGAAATTCTATTTTCTAACTTACCAATATCTCTCATTGTATAACGTCTATTATTCACCAGAGAAATATTACATGCAGCAGGGGAAGCAGTATATGGACTCAATGTTAAAATATGAGTTGTCATTCCTGTTGCTGGTTCTGTAGGAGTTTGAGGATTTTGATCTGGTGTTCCTTTATTCGTAGCAAATACACCAGTTTTGTCCAAATATAATTTATCAATTCTTGCTTGATAGAAATGATAATCTGCTCTGAAATTATCTCGTGGTGGTTCTAAGTATGTAGAAAATCCACTTTGTATTCCTCCTGGTTCATTTACTCTTGGACGAAAATCAATACAACTTGCTAATGGATATTGAATACCATTTGATGAAGAAAATACAGGAATTTCTTCATAGTTCATATTTGCCCCACCACCTTGAAATGGATATGAATCTACAGAGAAATAATTTCCAGTATTACCATGCTGAAAATAATCAAATTCAACTCTAATTTTTCCTTGTGGTCTTGTGTTGCCTTGTCTTAGAATAGCAGAACCTATATCATAATAATAATCTCGTTGTCCACTATCTAATGTATATGCGCCAGTAATATCAACATGACCAGAAGGTAATGTTAGTTGGTTGCTAGGTGATGTAGTATAATCAGGCGACATAACAACACGAGTGATTCTTAGTACATCTGCTTTTCCCAATGATATTAAGGTAACATCTGAACTTGCTGTTTCTACATATGAACCATTGTAGGTACCAGTATTATCGAAAGAACCTTTGATCAATGTTTTTGCTTTTTCTTTTCCTGCAAAACCGCCATCTCTGATAATAGATGCAACAACATAAAAATTTACACCAGGTACGCCTGTATAAATTGTAAGTGTGTTTCCTACAGGTCTAACTTCTGCTTGTCCTGCTCCCGGTGTACCAGAAACATATGGTAGTAATTCAATCCAGTCTCCGGTATCTTCTCTAATGACAACATAATCTTCTGTAGAGAATGCTTGAAATTCTTCATTAGGATCTGTTAATGTGAAATTAAGATCTCCTCCACCATCAGAAGTAGAATTTGGAGGATTACCATCTGCAATAACTCTCTTAGAAATATATACAGTTTCAATATCTGATGGGTTAACAATATCTTGATCACTACCACGAACAGTATATACATATTCGTCTGGCAATTTGAACAATAGAGAAGGATCGGGACTATTGCTTTGTAATGATATAGACAGATACGATATTACAGCACCATCTACCCATGTGTGACTATCTGTTGCTGGATTCGGACTTACTTTTAAAATATTATCTGTATCTGGGTCTTGTGTTACTTTATAATATTTTGAGGCTGCCCCAAGACCAACTTGTACCCAATCACCAAGAGATAATCTTTGTGTTTGATCATTTCTCCATGAAGTACCAGTACCAACCAATTGATTTGTACCAGATGCAACACTACCAGTTAATTGAAACGTAGATAGTACTGGATTGCAAGTAAATGTAGGACTCCCTGCATATATTCCTTTTACAGCAGAGAAATCATGCGTAGAATCCATTTCAATATCAAATAGAAACAGTTGATAAATGCCAGATGCGGTCCCATTTAATCCATTAAAAAATTGTACACTAAGAATTCTTGCACTACCAATCTTTGCATTAGGACTTACACCGTTAGTAACAACTGGATCTGAATGCAATTCAATAAGATCATAATTTAATAGATCTGGTGTACCAAACATATCATCGGTATAAATGAATGTACCAAGTGGTGTAAAAATTGTTTGATTATTTTTGAACTTTAATGAACGGGCTCTATCAATATCTACTATATTAGTAGCAATTTTTGAAATTTCATAACCCTTTACGTATGCTTTACCTGGATCAATTACTATAGATAATTTTGCACGACAGTTTGCAAGAAATTCATCATAAGATGCTGCTGGTATCCATGCACCTGCAACAGTAGGATGTAAAGATCCTTCGCCAGGAGAAGAAATTTCAAATATATCTATAGATGCTTGCTGTGCTGCTGCTTGAGTGGGATAGTAAAATTCTTTTTCAATATGAGCCCCACCATTGCCATTTTCATTTAAGAAATCTTTAACTTGTGCTTGAAATGGTAAAACAGTATAATCACCTGATTGATCGAAAGTTCTTCTTGCTAATGTATCTGCAATAACAGAATATTCTGTATCACTTACACGAAGTTGTACAGTACCATTTACTACTTTTACTAGTTCAATAAAATTTGGATCAATAGTATTTAATGATGCTTGAATTAAGGTTGCATCTATGTTTAATCTATCAGCACCAGGAGCAGAAAAGTTAGGAGTACCAGTTGCATTATCAAACAAACTAGAATCATCTTGTGCTGTAATAATTACTTCTGATATTTCTAACCCAACTAATGCAGTAGGTTGATTTGTCCAAGATGCTTGATCTTCTGTATTATCTGGAATTAAAAATACGGTTTGTTGATCAACTAAAACAAAATCACCGTTGAAGAAATATACACCTTGTTCTACTACGACAGAAGAAATAAAGCCATTCGAACCAGAAGCAACTAAGGTTGCAGTGATTGGTGTTATTTCTACAGTTGTTATGTTTTGTCCATCAGAAAAAGTAGAACTTTGACCGTCAATTGTATCTGCACTCAGATATGTAATATATAATCTGGCTTCATCTATAGAATCTGGTTCACGAAATCCAATTACAGTAGCAGTAATATTACTAGCACCACTTGTACTTTTAATTGTTTTTCCCATCCAGTATGTTTGCAGTTGTGTTGCATTATCTGCATTCGCAGTTCTTGGGATTTTGATCCACCCATTATTGTTAATGTATTTTACACCTTGTTCACTACCAGGAAGAACTTGTGCTCCATTTTGAAAGATATGATTTCCCATTCTTTCAATTTGTTTTTGAATCATTGACTGAAGTTGATTCAGTTCACGTACTTGTACTGCTCGACTAGGACGAAATAGAATTCGATAAAACTTTTTAGTTTCATCGAAATCGTCATTATATGGTGGCTGGGAAAGATCAATTGCCATGTTATTTTCTTATTAAAATTCTATGATGCACTTATGAATTTCTGTTTGACCTGCATCTCTAACGATTGGTCTTTTATATTCTATATAAATTATTTCTCCACTATTTTTTAGAACTTCTCGGTCAACAACACCAGATACAGCAATAGTACCAGTTGCACCACTAATAGAACCAGTGACTACCATACCATCTAGAAATGAATTGTATCCAGTAATAGAATCTTGCCAAAAACGTAAAGAACCAGTTCCTATACCACTTGAAATATATTCAACTGCTGCTGCTTGTGCAGTGTTTGGTCCTAGTACTCCTGTTAATAGTTCGTCTGGTTGAAAGTCTCCACCAATACCAGCAGTTTCACCAATAATATTAAGAGATTTCACTCCAATTCTAGTTGATGCGCTTGCTAATGTAGAATTACTATTCAAAACATCTATAACTATTCCTATAATACGATAATCATTATAAAGTGGAATATCCCCAGAACCATCATCATAAGGAAGTCTGACATCATACATATTAAAAAATGCCCCAAGTTCTTTTTCGATGTCTTTGCCATTTCCCCCTTTTGGAGAAACTACAGGTCTGATAGATGCTCCTGCACCTCCACCACCATTTATTGAAGCAGTAGCGTATGTATAATTCGAACCAGCATTTGTTACCAATACTTGTTTAATTTTTCCTACATTCGGTCCTGATGTGTTAATAATCAATTTTGCAGTGGCACCAGTTCCATTTCCTGAAACAACAACGCCGGGCCAAATTTCAAATGTTGTAGTATTATCAGCAGACCATGAAGAATCTAGTGTTGCAATTTTGGTGGAACCATTATATGCAGTAATTGTTCTAGGAGAAGAAGGAAAACCAGTTCCTCCTGTAATAAAGATCTGACACCCAACATATGCTCCAGTAATACTAGATGCTCCTGCTGGCAAAGATGCAGTATTCGAACCAGCACCAATTAAAGTACCAGTTAATACATATGCATAACCAGAACCAACATTATTAATAATAAAATTATCGATTGCCCCATCGACTGCACTTTGTTCAACAGACCATTGTGTGCTACCATCAGTAGGAACATTACCTAATGTATGAACAGGTACCCACAAATCAGACAAGAATTTATTCGAATTTGCAGGTGAAACAGAAGCCATAAACTTCCATTGATAACCATCAGATGTTGACACGATCCAAGGAGAACTTAATGGGAGTGTTGGTTTTACTGTACTCTTAGCACCATTGTTATTATTAAGGCATTTAAAAATGTTCAATTCATCAGTTATGATGAAAAAAGAACCTGCTGTATATCCACCTAAATTTGCTGCTGATACTTCACTTTGTGTTGGGTGATTGAATAGATCTGCGTCTTGATCATCATATGGTTTATAGATTGTATTACCAGTACTATCCCAGTTGAATCTTGGAATTACTAGGGTAGTATCACTCGAATCTATCTTTTTTAATCCAAGTATATTGTCCCAAATGCCATATAATTCACTTACATCATCTTGTGGTGCAGGTGGTGAATTTTCATTGATATGATTGACTATATCTGTAGGCCAGGGTCTAGATCTAGCAATAAAGAAGTATAGATTTTTACTAACATCAGTAAAATTATCTAGAAAATCTTTTGCTTGATTTAGTCTAAATTGTTCTGTAATTATCGCAACCATATTTCTATTTTTTATTTATGTGTAAAATTTAAAAGTTATTTTCATCTATTTGGATTATCTACTCGGTTCTAAACCCTGGTTCCGGTTGTATTTTTGTTTGTTTCCATGGCTTATTTTTAAAATCTCCAACGATATAATCTTTGAAGTGTTTTATTTGATAGTTTGCATAGGTGTCCCAATATGTCGAATTGGCTCCTACAGCCACATCAGGTGCAGCATTATATGCTTGATATGGTTTGTATTTGAATTTGTCTCTTTCAATACTACGATATGATGGTCCAAGATGATATGAATTTTCATCTTGTTGAAATGCATCCAATAGCAATGTTTCGCTATCTACTGTGTATTCACATTTCACAATATTTGATGGTTCTTCTAATAATTCTAAATCTTCTTCAGCACCCTCTGGAATTTTTACTTGTGCATTGACTTCACTTTCAGATAAGAAATTACCAAAGAATATAAAACCAGCAGGATGTAATTCTTTTTTTAATGCATCAGCATAACTAACTAATGATTCAGATAATTGCACTACATAGGAAAATTGCTGATAATAATATCCATCTTGCAGAAACTTTGTAGTTGATAGTTGTCCATCTTCATTTAGATAATATCCTGTATAGTTTGTTAAAGCACCAATTACCACTGAACCATGTGCTTGACTAGTTACTCCTGGATAGATAGGAAATATCACATTAGTTACACCAACATATGCAGCCCCATAATTTGTAATTTCAACATTTTGAATAGCACCTAATGTATCAACCGAAGTTATTTTTGCTGTAGCACCATCTCCACTTCCCATTATAATAACTTCTTGTTCTACTTGATATCCTGCTCCACCATTTATAATAGTAATCGCAACAGGGAGAGATGATATTTGACAAACTATTCCGCTATTGTCTAATGTATCTAAAATTTCTGCCGCGTCAAATTCCCCAGTAATACTTGATATATTCAAATATAGTTCATAGATTGTTATGAAACCTTCTTGTACACTATATACCTGCTCAACAAATGCAGTAGCATTATTAGTTTTCCCGTGGATTTTTCTACCTAAGAGTTGAAATGGGTCTCCTTGAATAGAAGATACTCTTAATGTTTTTGGTTGTACCCATTTACCATCTGATACTTTTAATATATCTGTTCTAGGATAATAAAACGAAACCTTTTCACCAAACAATACATTAAAAAAGAATTCAAAAGATTTTTCGGTTCCTCTTGCTCTATAATATTGTTTTATATTTTTTAATACTAAAGGCGTGTTTGCTGTGATTTTCTTTGGAAAATTTACTAGGAATTCACTATTGAAAAAATCAATAAAATCATCAACTGTAGTATCTATATCTTGTATGTTTAATAGATTTTTTGTTTGATATATTGCTTGTCCAGCATTTTCCATCCATTCATAATATGCCCCCATAAATTGCAAAAATAATGGATGATCTTCTGCTACAAAAGCAGGAAATTCGTCTTGTAATACAGGGCTTACTACAGGAAATCTAACTTGGGCATTAACTACAATTTTTGGACCAAATGCTTCTTGTGAAGGTATTGAATATCCAGTTAAAGTAATATTACCAACACTCGGATATCCAAATGCTTCAGATGTTACTATAGATTGTATATTTCTTGTGATAGGACCAGGCAATAATATACAACTTCCAATGGGAGTGAAAGGAGAAATTATTCCTATGGGAAATATTGTTTGGTCCATTAACTTATATTAACATCATTTACAGTTACAGAAATATCAGAACTATCTAATAATAAAATTTGTTCTCGCAAAGATATAATATCATCTTTTGATGGGGTTATAATAAAGTCAATATAATCCAAACTATTTGGTATATTTTGAACAATAAGTCCGTTTAATTGAATACTACCAGCAACGTAGTTTACGGTTCCTACATTTGATTCTATCAATATTTTTTGATTATTTACTATACGATATAAGTAAAGATTGCCCCTACCATCATCACTTATATAAGTGAGTATTCCTTTATAATAAAACCCACTTGAATTGATCGAAGATATATTATTCAATGAGTCGCCAGTACTAAATGCATTATTTGTAATAATGGTGAAATTTTTGGGCACATTAAAAGGTGGAAATATTCTATATTTTATTTTAATATCAGTTAAATTTCCTACAATAGATTCGTCTGCATTATCTATTGCTTGAATTAATTTTGAATATCTAAAATTGCTATCAAACCCATTTAATGTTGAAGTAGCAAATGATTCGATAGCAGAAGTTACTAAATTACTAATATCTGAAGAATCTAATGTGGTTATCTTTGAATTGAAATTTACAATTGCATCTACTTCTATAAAGAGATAATCTGGTTCTACTATATCTACTTCAATAGAAATAATATTTCTAGGTTTGATATAAGTATTGATTATATCTGCTTTCTGATCTTCAGATAAAGAAAGACCAGTACTAGGTTTTAGAGCAACAAATACTTTACCATATTCAGGTGGTACGTTATCTTCTCCACCCCACACTCTTACATATTGAATACTAGGTATATCTTTTTTTATTAATGTTTCATAGTCACTCTTTGTTACTGCTCTATTTTGTGCTTCATAATTTAAGGGTGCTAATAGTTTAATAGAATCTATCGATTCTTGATCAAAATAATTTTCCGCTGCAACAACAGTGTTTATAGTATATGAATTATATCCTGCCAATTTATTTACTGCTGCAAAAGACGTTGCACCAAGAACTGCATCACCACTGCTAACTACATATTCAGCAATTACAATGTTTCCGTTTTGAGGTGATACTCCAATATTACCATCACCAAAATATATTTCATATTCTCCGTCGTTTGCTTCTTGTAGAAAGTAAACTTTAGAAGTAGGACTTGCTACATTAATATCATCATTAAGTGTGAATATTTCTATAGAAGAATTTGTTACTGACTCTTGTACTTTTACTACTAATACAGAAGTATCAATATTTGCATTTGGTATAATAAATCTTTGTTTGATTGGTAATGTATTATCGACAGTCCAACTAAACGACAATCTTTGACCTTCTATTAGTTCAATATTTTGTGCTGAATATACACCAAGTGTAGGTGTAATTAATACAGACTGAACAGGAGTAAAGAAATAAGTTTTAGAATCTACCACTGTTGAAAATTCTTGAGAAGTTGGTATTAAAATAGTAGAAGGAGTAGATGTTAATGGACCTTGAGTAGGATCTATTGTAACATTAACAGTTGCTCTTGCTGATTGAACTGATCTAGTAGTATAGCCTAATTGTTTAGCACGAGAGACAACACTATTTCTTAATTGTGCAGAATCTAAGAACATTTCTGATCCTACCATGTTAAGATAGAATGCTTGATATGCAGTATTCAATGCTAGAATATCTAATAGAATATTAATAGAAGATCCAGAAAAATTATAATCTTTGAATTGTTGCTGGCCTTGTAGATATGTAATTAAGTTCTGTTTGATTTGTAAAAAATCAAGTTCTGTTATTCTAGAATTTGATGGTAGTGCCATTTTATCGGATTCTCTCTAAAAATAGATCGATAGAAACAATTTCACTTTGATTATCAACTGCAAATGTTATTGTGCAATCATATCCATTTTGATCATTATTCACATTAGCAACCACACTTATTACTGTGATTCTAGGTTCATATGCACGTAATACGTCCTTGACTGCTGATTCTATTGATACTTTGGTCAAAGGACTTATATTTTCAAATAGGTATTGAACAATACCAGAACCTAAATTTGGCTGAAAAGGTCGTTCCCATATATTAGTTAATACTAGATTTCGGACTGCTCTTTTTACTGAGTCGCTATCAGTTAGTGTATTCACATCACCATTAACGGGATGAGGTAAAAAGTCGAGGTCTAGATCACTATAAAGTTTAGAAACAGCAGGCATTTATATCTTAATATTAGTATTTCCAATTGACTAAGATATTTATAGCGCAAATATAGAAGAAGAAATCCCTAATATATGAGTAACAAATAGAAGTAACCAAGTTCCAACAACAAAGGTATAGAAAGCACAAATAATAAAAATTAAGAGTTTTGATACGATTGGATGCTTATCAATCCGTAGAAAACTAGACAAATATAGAATTACTATGCTTTTAACCAGAACTAAGGTCATGATTACCCCAATATGAGACATTAGTTGTCTGATTAAAGGGTTTCCCTCAATGTTTATACCATGCCCTAATGTCTTAATACCCCAATAAGTAAGCAAAGCATCTAAGACTTGATATACGATTAATAGTTTTATTGCGCTTTTAGTAACCAAGCAACGGCCCTCCAAAAGAAGCATGTCTTACACTAGAATCTAATATCAGATATTGTTTAGTACCCATTTTTAAAAACATCTGTTTTGGATAAGAAGAACCTGGTTGAGAGAATCTATAGATCTGCATTTCTTCTCCAGGATTGGAAGAAAATCTACCACTTTCTATGAATCTGCCCAATGTGTGTACAGGTCTTACTACATTCCATGTAGTGATAGAATTATCTGCATTTTTAAATTGTACATTTAATGTTTGTAATGCACCAGTTGGTAATGCTTCATATAATTCATGAGATGCAGATGCTTGATTACTAATTGTAACTAATTTACCATCACTATCAGATATTGGTTTATAGATATCACCAGCAGGACCAGAAAGAATAAATCCTGGTTTTGGTGTGATGAATGCTTGAATAGTACTACTAATATCATCTGCATCATTACTTTCGGTTACGGTAGATGGTATTGGTGGAAGAGGACCTGCACCAATACTTAATGCTGATACTGCTCTAATATCACCAGCAAGTTCTCCACCTAAAGAAGTAATAGGCGCATCTGTAATTGTGGCTATACCGGCTGCAACAACATTTTCGATAGCAGCAGTAGTTCGAATATTAGCAGCATCTACCAAGAAATTGCCACCCGCTTTTATTTTGATATCACCTGTAACTGATAAATCTAGATTTCCTTTTATAACTATTTTTCCATCTTTACCGATTACAATGAATACATCATTATTTACCCTAGTGTTTACATTTCTTGCTATAGATGAATTAGAATCACGACCAACATCATGATTCATATCAATGTCTGATTCTATGTTCATGTATTCTTTACTTTTTAAATACATGTCTTTATTAGCAGTTATTGTTGCATTTTTTGCTGTATTGAAAAAATGATTGTCTGTTACTAATTCGAAATTCTTTTTTACTACTTTTGTTACTTTTGTTCCATTTGGATGTACTTCTACAAAAGAACCAGATCAATGATATTGATGCAATCTTTCTTTTTGTGGTGTGTCATCTATTTCATGTACATGTCCAGATTCACTATCATATACATGATTGAATGGATACTTCGCATCATATGGTGTAGGTGGTTCAGAAAATGGTTCTGTAATATGTGGAGCATCAGTACCAACCCCACTACCAGGATGTGTTGCTGTACCAGAATTTACAAGATTCGCTAATTTTTTTGCAACAATAGTTAATGATAATTTTTCTGCTCTTGCTAATCTGCTACTATCAGGTTCTTTTAATAGTGTATCTAATGGATATCTACTTATAGGGCCAGATGAATTGTTATTAGAAATAGAAGACGATGAAGATGGTAATTTATTACTTGCCTGAATACTTTGTGATAATGTTTTTGCGTCTATTGCATTATATACACCATCATTATTAACATCGAATTTATAATTGCTTGTACTGAATTGACTCGATAATTGTCCAAAAGCAGTATTATCACCAGGTAAAGAAGATGCATTTGAAAATAAACTACTACCACTATTATCTGAACCAGATACATCAGCAGGTATAGGTGACATCTCTGGTGGTCTTGGTTGTTTCTGAGGAGTTAAATCTGGATCGGGAGTAGGATCCATATACCCTATTGTAGGATTTGAAATTTCTTCTGGTATCCCCGCAAATTTACCTAGCACTACAGGTTCTTGCGCTCTATCATCATCTAAAAAGAAACCACCTACCCAATCTCTTTCTTTTAGACCAACTACGTTTCTTCCTGTATCAGCAGGGAAAAGAACTTGCGCCCAAGGTAATTCATTTGTGGGCATCTGTTGTTTATCTTTTGTATGATACCCAACAATTCTTACTCTTACACGCCCAAGTTTTAGGGGATCGTGTCTGTCCTCGACTACACCAATCCAATTGTAAAATCCCTGCTTCCCTAAAAAATCCATAATCTATAAGATAAAATATTATAGATTTATTTATGGTCATTTTTTGATTGTTTTATCTCAGTTACATGATTGTTTAATATACTAACTTCGCTTCTTAGTAATGAAATCTGTGCTTTTAAATCTAACACACTTGTTTCAAATTGTTCATTTGCTTCTTCAAATAATCTTCTATAGAAATTAATGGTATCATTTAAATATAGAATTACCTCTAAAGTCTCAGCGGCACTCAATTTCTTCATAGAAGGATCTTCAAATCCTTGTATTTTATTACGCATCATCGTTATAGTATGATCCAATTTATATTGGATAAATGAACTATATTGATAGTGTGTTCCGCTTTTAGGATCTTGGGGCAAATTAGTAGACCAAGAATTATATACTTTGGTCAAATATGTTTGGAATAATCCCATGAATTTATTTTAATATAAAAGGTAAAAATAGCATAAACCCCAACAAAATTCAATGTTTTTGATGCCCGGATAAATAATAGACAAACAATCATATGAAAATCCAAAGAAAGTTTCTAATTGCTCTGAATTCTAAGCAACGAAGAGAGTTGATGAATCTTACCATAAATTGTAGATATGGAATGAGACAATTACTTTCCAAGATATCTAAAGAACCACAAAGATATGCAAGTGCAGAAGTATTTTTGTGCTATATGAATGATAAACTTGTAGGTTGGTCTGCTATTGCACCAGCAACATTTACAATCTCAAACAGAACAGAATTGTGGGTATATACTAGAAGAACACACCGAAGAAAAGGTCTCGGTACTTTATTGTACAAAAAAGCAAAGAATAGACTCAAAAGAATTATGTCTAGAAATTCAATTGCACCTTGGAATGAGGCTGGTTATGAATTCTTCAAAGCACAGGGTATTAAAATCTAGTGTTGAAACGATTCAGAGAACAAAATAGAATCATATTTTGATTGAGCACGTTCGATACTCAATAAACAAGCATCGATAGAAGATTCAAGACTTCGTATTAGATCTCTATCTTTAGTATTATCTAATAGATTACGATAGTTACGCAGACTTCTCTTGTAATGATCTATAATATTTTGACATTCTTCTATGGTATTCATCTCTAATTTTATTTAGAGTCTTTTTCATTTGAATCGTGTAATACTACATCGATAATAAAATTACCATTTTTATTTTCTTTCATTGCTTTATGTAAGAGATTTGTAGTAGTTTCCAACAACGGGACCGCTAAATCTCTTATAGGTTTTGGAAAAATTTTTAATCCTAACCATATCCGAAATTTTACAACAAATTCACTAATAGGTTCTTCAGTAGCGGCTCTATATAAAACTTTCCAATTCATATTACTCTTCTAGATCTATTAGGGTTACTACTATACCTTCTCCATTATTAAAACAAGAAACACAATGTGGGTCGTCATAATCAGAACCAGTAAAGAAACAATCAGAATTATCATCGGTAGACATTCCTATCCATCCACACTTAGGACATTTGCAAATCCATCCTGTAGTTGTCATACTAGTGTTTCACCTCGAATTCAGTTTCACATTTCCCACAATAATAGACATCTGTAGTAACATTTGGGTCGTTATTCATAAGATATCCGTTCTCATTGTAGCATGGAAGCCAACCAATGCATGTTTTTTCTGATCTAAGAAAGATTCTTTTTGTTCCTATATTGCATTTAGGACAAATAGGAATTTTGTGAGCGACTTCGTTCATTCTACTATTTTATTAATAATCTTTTTTACATCTTTAATATTAATACAAAGTATCTTATGAGATGAAAAATCAAATACTCGTATGATTGGTAAATCATTTTCTATATGAAGTACTCTTTTTCCATTTTTAAGTTCCACAATAGATCCAAGAGATTCTTTCGCAAATTTCTTAGTTTCAAATGTTGTCATATTAAATAAAGTCTTTTAAAGTTAATTGTTGCATAGAAAGAGATACTCGTAGTTTGTTAATTCGTCTTAGTATATTACTCTTTCTCTTAATATTACCTGTTTTTCTCTTTCTTAGTTGATGTTCAAGTCTAGTCAATTCTAATAGCAAAACACGATTCACTGGTAAGAGTTGTGGCTGTTGTGCAGGGGTTTCATGCACACTTTCTTGTGAATGAATACCAGTTACATTAAGAATTTGTGGTTCCGGGGTCTTGTTGTTGTCCATTAGTCAATTCCTTTATAATAATTTCTATAGGTCCTATTTGGTAGTCTTCTATAATTTTTATTTCTTCTTCTTTAACACCATGTTGTTTTATCGCATCTGATATTGCTTCTTTGCATGAATGAAAAGGTCCAATAGGTTCTTCTTCGATATCATTATGTTCAGTTTCACAATGATACCAGCCCATTTCGAATGGAGTACCATCTCTGAAGTACTCTCCCCATTGATTTAGATTATATTGGTTTACTTCGTACCAAATTTCTATATGTTTCATATAGTTTTATCTATTTTATGTGATTTAATCTTTTTTGCAACCAGAATATCAAATCCTCGCTTCTGTACAATCAGAATTCCATGAAAAATATCATTTACTTTTATAGAATTTACCCAATTTTGCTTACAACTGCATAGAATCTTACCATGAATCGGGTCTTCTAGAAAAAAATCAATAGGATTGCCTTTATGCTCTGTAACTAGTGAATTTTTTTGCAAAATTTTAGTCACTTTCGCGTTCTTTACTACTATTTCGTCCCCAATTAAGACTCTCATACTAATAATATCGACAGTTTTTATAAAAACTTGAGTTATTCTTCATCTAATGTGAGTTTAAAACTAAAATTTTCACAATCCGAATATGGAATTATGTCTATATGCTTAGATTCTGCTAATTTTTCGTAGTCTTTTATATTACTTTTATCTAGTAGAATCAATCTTGGTTTTTCTTCATGATTTAAATAGTGAAGTTCCCAGAAAGTTCCTATCTTTGGGTCTGAATGTTTGACGAATTTTACTGTTGGGGCGAATCTATTTGTCATTATCTAAATGCTTTTCTATTTCTCATACAAGAATGTATTACTTTATATGGTTTTTTACGAATATTAATGATTCGCCATTTATCTACGGTATCTCTATCAATAATCATTTTAGATATACAATGAACCGCAGATGAAAAACGAAAAAAATCATCATAAGTCTTCCATTCTTTTAATTGATCATGGTACCATTGTACCCTGTATTTTGGACAGAATAGTAATCCTAGTTTTTTTAACATATTATTTAAATTTCTGTTGATCAGTAATAAAAGTTATCTCGCATTTCTTAACAATTTTTTCAACTTCTGCATCTACTGATGCTTCTACCCAGGTATGACAGTTACTACAAGATGTATAAAAATTTTTAACGTCATATGGTTCAAGTGTCGAAAGAGTACAAGGTCCATCTTTGGATTGAAATCCTTTTAATTCTTCTCCGCACGAAGGACATTTTGTTGTATAATTTATATAATCAAACATTCCCATAATATTTTACTTTTTGATTCTCAACTGCATTTATAAACCAATCTGGGGCATTTATTAGATGACTATATGAAAGAAACTCTTCTCTAGGTAGTATACCACTTGCTCGGTCTTCTGCAAAGGTTTTTATGTGCAAATTTACACATGATTTTGTGGTGAGCAATGATTTCAATAACTTAGGATGTCTTGTTGGCACGTTTTTCCCTTGACTATCAAAAATATGAAATGCTCGCAATCCATCAATACCAGAATTGTCAGATATTACTTCTATTATTCTACCTGGAAAATCATAAAGATGTCTTATAGACAAATACCAAATTACATCTCTAATGAAATTATGAGAATATTTCTTCATCTCTTTCAGGATTATAGACATACTTAACATTAAAATCTATATTTTTGTAATGATGTTTTCTTTTATTTGTATGGTCTAAATCACAATAGTTCTCTCCCCATCCATCAGAAAGACCAGAAAGAAAGTCTTCTTTTTCGTCTTCATTCTGAAAATTTAATGTAATAGTTACTGGAAATTTTTTATTTTCTTTCATAATTCGTAAGAATGATATCCATTAATAGAAGTATAATAAACTTTTTGTATACCAAGACTTTTTAACATTTGATGACAGAATTTGCAAGGTTTAGATGCGGCAAGTTTACCATCTTTTGTTTCTCTATAAACATAGACATGTGCGTTTTGTAGTTCATTTCTAGGTACATTTAAGATTGCATCAAATTCTGCATGTATAGTTCTCATTGGGTGTTTTGACTTTGTGTGAGTTTTCGCTTGATTAAATCCTACAGAAATAATTTTATTTTTCTTTACTATTACTGCTCCTAATCTATGCTGATCATGAGTACTTTTATATGATATCTTTTTTGCAAGATTAAAAAATCTATAATCTTTGGTTTGCATTTAATCGAACCTATTAATTCTAGGTCCCCCATTTGGATAGAATTCTATTTGATTTTTAACTTCTTCATCTTTTAATGATCTAATTGATTCTACTATATTTTTTAGTCCACCATCACAGATAGTAAACCCATATTTTATATATTTGGTCATTCTTCTTAATGAATCTATTACAAAATCTTTATCTAATTTATTGATAACCAATTTATGAGCATATGTATCTATGACCGCTTCTGGTGTTGAGAAATAAGTAACACCATCAAATGCAAATTGACATATAGTATAATCAAAACCAGTTAAACACTCTTCAATACTATTATAATATTTTCTTTTCACTACTTGTATTTTGAGCCCATTTAGAATATATGATTCTAGTACTTTAGATTTGTGTATCAGTTTTGCATTATTTAAATTTAAATCAATAAAATTTTGAATTGAATTTTCATCAGGTCCAAATATATCAATATCATTTGGGGTTTCGTTCAGCAAAGAAGAACGAAGACATCCTCCTGCAATCCAACAATTCGAATATTGAAAAGTTGGTAGTTTAAAATGAAATCTGTTGTTCGGTATTATACTAAGCATCTTCTTCTTTTACTTGTGGTATTTCTTGGTATGTTTTTCCATTATAGTTAGGATCATAATCAAGTTTTGGAGAAAACGTGTTCATCTTTTGTAAAATTTGTTCTAATGAATATGGAAAGAAATTATTAGTATCAACACCAACATCCATTGAAAGTCCATATGGAGGCATTTTACCATGAGAGTGTCCGAATAGATGAATACATCCGTGATTTGATTTATACCAAGTTCTACATGCATAATGAAACAAGAACAATTCATATGTTTTATTATCATGTTTGGTTTTCAAAATATGCATATCTTTAATGAAACCAAATCTATTACATAGTGGATCTTTTTTTACTTCTTTATCGTGATTACCAAGAATTATATTGATAGTACCATGTAATTTTTGTGCAAGTCCATTTAAATAGTGAACATTACCAAACCCAAAATCACCAATATGATATACAACATCCCTTGGTTGTATAACTGCGTTCCAGTTGGTAATCATAGTATTATTCATTTGTTCTACTGTTTCAAAGGGTCTGCCGCAATAGAAGCGAATATTGTTATGATTAAAATGCGTATCTGCTGTAAACCAGGTAGTCATTATTACACTATAACATTATGGATAGAAATCATCAAGTGATATTTTTCTTTGGTACGAAATATTCGTAGATTTTTTTGAATATTGTTCTGATACTACTCACTATACTAGGTGGTAATATTACTCTAGTTTTATCTGTTATTATACATCGTATAACATAAATGACATCTTTTGTATACGATTTGTTCCTAGGTGTTACATCAAAAGTTAAATTAATACCTTGTCTTCCATATAAATTTAGAAGAAAGTTTGACAATATACGTAATTTGTCTTCCATCACATGAGTATCAAGATTTTCATCTATTAAAAACACAAACTCTACAGAATTATATCCTCCATGTTCTTTCGTTTCGCCACTAGGAGAATGATATACTTTTTCTATTTTGTTAAATCCGCCGGTATGAATTGCAGATTCCATATAAGGTTTTATAGAAGTTTTATTCGATGCAAATAATTTTGATCTAACTTTTTCTGCTATTTCTTTTAAGTCTGGATCAATGGAAATATCTGTTTTAAATGGATCTGGATTAACTGACATTTTTATTATATTTTTCGTAAATTTTTAAAAGTTTATTGACAGTTTGATATTCAATTACATTCTGCAATTCTTTCTCTGAAAATTCATTCAAATTCAAACTTAAAATATTCATTGCTTCTGTTGCCCATTCTTGTATTGCTAGAAGTAATTCCAAATCTTTTTTATCAATAGAAGTAAGTTCTGTCTTTTTATTTTCCATATGTTTGAAATCTGGTCCAGATATTTCCCCAATTTTTTATATAATCTTTCACTCGATATCTATTACTATTCATATTATTACCAATATGTAAAACAATGGTATCTACAGGAATATATCCTTGATTTTTCTGTTTTATATTATATAAAACTGTTTTTAAATCACACTCTGATGTGTCAAATTCAAATATTGGTACCACGTTACAATAAGATGCATATACTTCGCCTATATTAGTCCACGTATTCACAAAAATTTCGAAGTTTGTTTGTTTCGGGTCTATTTCTGCTTTGAGTTTACGCATGAATTTAATACTTTATCATAGTAATATATACTTTTCAACAAATAAGTATAATTATATCCAAGTATTTCCGAATTCTTTGATATATCTTTTTAGATTCCATGTATTCTTGTCTTTAACTAGATAAATTGTTTCCCAATTAAAGTAATTTAGATTATGATTTTTTATTCTATACAAGGTATCTTTAAGACTAACCAATTTTGATTCTTGCCATAGAGTTGTATAATAGATATCAACGATATGATCGACTAGTATATAAGAATCTTTAATATGTATTGAGTATATGTAATTAGTTAACGCCATGAATTGCCATATATTTGTATATAATCTTTTAATTTAAGTTGTGACAGTCCATCTCCTACTGTAATGGATGTAATATCAAAAAATTTTACTTCAGGATTTTTATATATCATATAAAGAACTTCTTTTAATGTTATATTTTTATCTAACAGAGTATATAGATTTGTCCAATAACCTTTCTCTGGTTCAAGAGCAGGATCGGCTGACGGTATCCAAATGAATACATTTACTGAAGTTTTTCGTTGTGCTATTAATATGACATTCATTGCCAGGTATTACCAAATCTTTTTACATAGTATTGTAATTCTAACTCGTCATCACATTCTTCGTCCAATTTAGATGGATATACCATAATCCAATTCATTGGATGTATCTGGGGCAACTCAAACACATATTTAATCTTTTTCAGAGCATCTTTCAGTGTTATAGAGTTTATTGAAATATCTAATAGTTCTTTATATTCTTGTAATGCTTCATCATAATATTCTAGTTTAACAATCCAATCGTCTCTTTTTCTAGTTAATCGAAAAGTTGTTGTTTCTAGAGTTTGATTGTGATTTATTATATTTGAAAAGGTCATCAGATTTTTTAAATCCATCTATTGCCATATCTTTGAACATATTCTCGTAATGTTAGTTCTACTGTTATTGTTGTATCTTCTATAATGACTTTCCAGTTATCTGGTACTATTGTAGTTTTTAATCTTCTTTTATGACCATATAATAAATCCCTCAAAGATATGTCTGATTTATAGAACATCTCTGCTGGCGGTCTGTGATGTGTAACAAATATTATTCGGTCCATTGAAAGACATATAGTATATTTATTTTGATCTATAAAGGTCATATAATACTTAGTTCTATTTCATGATAGTTTGATTTAGCAAACAAATTTTGATATTTTGTCATATTGTAAAATACAGAAGGTCCATTTAAACTCACATGCAAATTTTCATTTTTTAAATGATATTTGTTTTCTATTATTTCTATAAGTTTCATCAATTTATTTAATAATTTTCCATCATCTAGATATTTACTTTTTTCGAAATATAATTTAATACAATTTGTTGCAGTTCTTTCTGTGATGATATCTGTTTTTCTGAACGAATCTAATAATTCATTGATGATAACTTCTACATGTATTGGTAGTGGCATACATTAATAATTCAAAATATACAATGTATAAGTGTAACAAATCAAAAAACTATCGTCAATTACTAACCATAGTAGATCCTCTAAGAATATTTCTTATCTATTATAATCAATAATATCAAGGTATTAATAACACTATCTAGTGTTTCATGATTGTAGTCATGTCATGGAAATATAGTAGTGTTATGATATATGTATATTTTATAAACATAAGGAACAATTATGATATCGAAAGAACTAAGACAACTAATGGACGAACTTGATTCAGTAGAATCGACTATAGATTCTCTCAATCTTGGAAACAATACAAATTTAAACTTTGAAGATCTGGTATATGTTAGAAATCATATCACATACACAAAAGATTTCTTAGAAGAACTGACACAGAATCTAACATATAACTTAATTTAAAAGGAATAAAATGAATATTTCCACACTAATAGAAAAACTAAACATATTGCACGATAAGTACGGCAATATTTCAATTATGAATGATCTTAATACCCAACTTGGACATTTTCATGAAAAACAAAATTTTTTCGATTGTGATTCCAATAGAATTAATGCTATATCTTTTCTGATGAAAGATGGTAGAGATTATAAAATTAAAAGAATTGTAGCAAAAAAGGTATAAAATGAAAACAGAATATGGTCTAATAGAATTTCCGGAAGGCATATCATTGACTCAAAAACAATTGGTATGCATCGAATCTAATATATTAGAAGCATTTAGAACAAATAGCACAGATGCTATTTACTACACCAGTTCTATGCTTAGAATATTTTTGGGTGCTACTTTAGGTCATGATATTTACCAACAAGCACATGATATAGTTAGGTCTGAAAAAATGTTTGAAGAAAGTCACGCGTAAATAATAACTTTAATATAATGGATACTTTTATGAATACTTATTTTAATACTGGTTTGGGCGCAATAGGGATAGGCAACTTAGTTGCAGGATTTATATCATGGCAAGCATATCATGATATTCTTTGGATGATAATAAATGGATTCTTTGGTTGGTTTTATGTAGTTTATTACATTTTATTTGTACGAGGGGTATGATTATATCCACTGATTACCATACTTTTTTACATATTGTGTTAATGTAAATACTGCTGAAGGTGTGGTTGCACCAAATTCTATTATATAAACTTGCCATGCTTCTGGTTCTATTTTAAAATTGGGTATATCTTTTTTAAATATATCTTTGATATGGTATAGTAAATTTTTAAATGTAATATCTTTTCTACTTATAACAGAAATACATTCATAGACATCACCATATGTTCCACCAAGATAAGTCATGCCAATTTCAACATCTTCAATAGTATGATGTATTTTTATTATATAATTATAGGCCACTCGTTTCCATATAATCTAATATATTCACGTAGTGCAAATTGTCCCTTTTCTGGCACTTGTACAAAAATATTATTTACCTCAAATGAGGGACATTGAAATCTTAATGCATATAATATATCTTTAAGAGTATGTCTATACCGATCAACTTCTAATATCTTATGTGTACAAAAATTATCATATGCTCGTATAGTTGCGTCACTAATATTTAAAACGTGATCATCGAATATAATTATTTCGATACTATATCGATTCATAATATATTGAGGCATAATATATAATGAGAATTTTCTATATTAAAGAATAACTCTTTCAACAAGATATAAGAGTAAATTCAAAACAAAAAAGTATCCAAAAAATTCAATAAGTGACCTGCTCCAAATATAACTAAGTACTCCAAAAATAACTATAATAAGTAAATCGTGTGTCATAAAATATCCATAAATTAATAAAATCTGCTATCTATATAATAGCATATATCGAGATAAATGTATAACTGTTAAACCCATGTATTTCCAAATTGTTTTATGTAATCATCTAATGGGACTACTGCTATTGAAGATGTTGAAATTTTGTGTTGTATTTCCCAATTTTCAACAAGTATCACAAAATCTTTAAAGTCATAATCGTTTCTAATTTTATCTTTCATTCTATATAAAATCTCTTTTAATGTAGAATTTCTTAGGAAAAAAGAATGCATAGGAACCTTGTTGATACACCACACCACTTCTATTTGTGTTCGTTGTATTCTGATAGAAAATTTCATATCCACTTATTGCCATATAATCTAACATATTCAACTAAAGATAATTTAATGCTTTGGTATCTTAAGTTCATAATAATATTCTCTAATACAAATCGTTCATTGTAAGTATCTCTAATTTGATATAATAATTCCATAAGAGTTATTTTTTCACTATCTATAGTTGTAATAGTATGATAGTCGTTATCATGCTCTTCTTTTTGCAATACAAATATCTCAATTTCTGATCTCCCTGGGACAGGAGTTTTGTGGTGAAATATTTCAATAATAAAATCCATAACTATATCGATTGTATTTGGTTCCAGTGTTCTTCTTTTTCTTCTAATTGTTCTGTAGTTATTTTACCTCGTATTCCACATGACTCACATTCAATTTTCACAAAAACATATCCAGCATGAAATCTAGCAGGATCATCTAAAACACGACATAGTTTTTTCTTATCACATTGTACACAATACAATCGTACCTTTTGATTGATCATAGTACAATCCATTTATTACCATGTAATTGTATATGCTGTTTCATTGTTACTATGATATGACTGTGTGTCCAATGAAGTTTGATGTCATCAACATTAAACCCAGGAATAGTATTATATAAATGATACAAAAGATCTTTTGGTGTGGTTGGTAGTTCTTCTGGCCATTCGGTCAGATATGTTAATTCATCTATATTATTACCATACTTTACAGTAATATCTAGAATATCTAGTCTTCCAGGAAACACATTAGCATTTAGATATATTATAATATCACTCATAACCAACTATTACCATGATTTCTAATATATTGCTTAAGTGCATATCTAGTATTATTGACCGTTATTACTTCTATCATGTCGTGGTTGAACACACCATCTTCAAATTCTAATACTTGATATAAAATATCTTTTAAAGTAGAAAAATGAGTCAATAACCATTCCTGAATAGGTCGAAATTTCAATGGGTTTAGTATATCATCAACTTCTCTATATTGTATTAGAATTTCATTAGGTAGTATTCTAATCTCATAGTTATGTTTCATATCACATTATGGTAGAAAATGAATCAAAAATGCAATCGTTAATGCTATTGGTGCTACTGCAAGCAGTGTAATGATCACTATGAAAGACAACATTACAATAAGACCTA